TTTTTTTAGCACAAAGGTACTAAAAACTTTGTCATTTCAAAATGAGTGCTTGTGAAAGTACTCATTTTTTTTGTTTATGATCACGGTTTTTTACGGCGATCGCTATGGTCGAAATCCAACTTGGACATTGCGTAGGGAGACTATCGTAGGGATAGTTAAGAAAAGAGATGAATTTATTTATCCACCTTCTTTTATAAACACAGTTGTCTATTTTGTGACATGTGATATAAGAAACTTTCGCCCCCTTAAGAAGGGAGTCTCATTATAAAGATTTTCTTTATTTATCTCATAAGTTGATTGATTAAAAAGAGTTAGCTAACGCTTTGTTATTATCTAAAGTATATAACTTAATTACATTAACATGAAAATATGTAGTAGATTGAAAAATCAAGATCTCAACAATAACTTATATCAATAATTTAGTTTAGTGTATTTTTGACATCTACTTATGTTGTCTATGGATCTTTAATCGACAAACAACTACCTACATCAGACGTTAATGCATTGATATGTTTACTTCTTTCCAACGCTTAAGCGTAATATGCCAAGGGGAAAAGGGAGGTGGGCTACGAGTCGCTCCGCTCCTGGCCTGCCGTGTGAGGATACCTCCTGCCCTGCCTCAAGGGGCCGCCACATTCCCTTTGGTGTCAACAGAGATAGACCTCAAAGAGATATTGCCTCACATGGTATTTACTAGATAAGGGGTTTTCTTCAAGGCTGTTTCTAGTTGAGTAAAAATCTGGTCAAAGAGGTTGTTTGGTCAAAGACAAAATTATATATTCGCGATACGGTTGGTTGGATGAGTGGTTTAGTCGGTGGTCTGCAAAACCATATACCCCGGTTCGAATCCGGGACTGACCTCTATGCTATTTGCATATCCTTTAAAAACTAATTAGAGAAGGGGCGGTGAGAGATCATAGCCCTTTTTTTATGATATATAATTACAAAATCTTTGTCTTCTTCAATATATACACCAATACCAACAATATCATCAAGATACCAGCTACTATCCACACTATAGGCCATCTTGATTCCTTCCTATCATCTACGTCCTTAGATTTGATATTTGTCTTATTATCCAGATCCTTTATATCATTCCTTGTCTTATTAACTCCAAGGGAATCGGCTGTCACCGTGCTGTCCCGCCGGCCAATGACAATATGGGTATCTGTCTGCGAGGACACCGGCCGTTCCCCCGTGGCAGGATCAACATCCTTGCCCGTATCGAATTTCCTCTCAGTTATAACGATATCAGCATTAAGATCAGATGTCTTGATCTCTACGATCCTCCGATCCATGGCCTCATCTATCATCGTCTCTATCCTGCTTATTAGCCGGCTATCAATAGACGTGTCGCTAACCTGCCTCCTGCTTCCACAAGAGGACAGGAATAGCGACAGACCTAAACAAACAATCGCCCTAAGACTTATCCTTAACCTCATCATCGGCAATCCTCCTTATATCGTCAAACGTCTCATCAGGTATGTTCTTGGAAAAACTAAACATCTTGAATACGTTTATCCTCTTAAACACGGCCTTGAATACCTTAACCAAATAAGCGTCAGCGAAAGTATCCCCTATGGTATTCAAGAAAAGCATGACATATCCCACAAGGGCTATATACACACCATATTTGGTTACGGTAAGTATCATACTAGCCTCCTCCTCGATCGGGTATAGCGTCTTATATATAACACATAATGTCATTACTATAAAACAAGACAAAGCGAACTCCTTAAGAATATCAGTTAACCTGACCTCCCTAAGCCATCTCTTAAAACTAAACCGTCTTCTACGGCTTCGTCGGAGCTTCCAGCCCCTTACGCTTTGCGCTAACCTAGCCAAAAAATTCGCTATTAATACTATAAGTAATACAGTCAATAAATGATGCACTGGCTGGAAGTAAGCCCAACAAGAGGCACCATACGCAAGCGCAATATTCCACAAAGCCCCTGCTCGCTCTATCATGTCTTTGTCTTTCATTTTATACCCTATACGCAAAGTTAACCACTATACCATTAAGTACCTAAAACACCACGGCGTGTATACCGTTCCTCGTATCAAGGCTGTCAAAATGCAACCAACCCACCTTCCCTTCAAGCCGGAAAGGATATGGTAACATATCTTGATGATCCAAAATCAAGCCTCTGGCCTGTTCCGCCGTCATTGACTTGACATCGAAATCCCCAGCCTTACCCAACACATGAGCGGATAGATAAACATCTTTCTTATCCTTAACTATCTGGCAGATGTTGCATCTAAGACCACGTTGGGAAAACTGCCCCTGCTTGTCCCAATTATTACAATACATAGGCTGTTTAATTATATCCCTCCGTAATATAAGAAGATTATGGAGAAACACTGTATCAAGAAACTGCCACGATCTGTCCTTCCACTTATTATATGTATGAGGACATACCAATTCCACTATATCAAAATACGAACCTAGTTCTTTTATAATATCATTTCTATTCATGTTATCCATTTTTAAAATAATGTAAAATAATAATACCACGATAACCTGATCCTCCTCGACCGCTCGTAGCCCCAATACTAGAAGCTTTAGAGGCTCCTCCTCCACCACCACCATAATAAGTGGCATTACCTCCATTTTTGCCATTAATAATAACACCCTCAGTATCCTCAACTCCAGCCCCATCACCTCCTCCGTGATTACCACCTTTACCTCCGGATAAAAAGCCTGTATCCCATCCTCTTGTATAAGCTCCCGATCCACCACCAGCGCCCATAGGATAAGGGTATCGGTCAGGATATTTGTTGTTAAAAACATATGATCCATCTTGCCCTGGATTTCCCGGGGAAGGATCATGACCATCCCCTTCAACTCCATATCCGCCTCTTCCACCTTTACCGGCAATAGCCTGATACATACCGAATATACTATCACCACCTATATCTCCGACAACCACCGTATATGTAACACCTGGATTTACGGATATAGTCCCAGCCAGTACACCACCTCCGTTACCGCCACTCCCGGCATTATATACATCGGAATATTCTCCATTAAGACCTCCGGCGACCAACGCGAACTCAACCTCATAGACCCCATCAGGAACCTCCCAATATCCATTATCCTGAGGAGATAGTTCCTCGAATACCTCTATTATCTTCTTTTTGGGTAACATCCTTCTTCTCATCATAAGGCAAACAGGATTTTACCCCCCCCCAATTTAATTTTAAAATATTGATATTCATAATATTATTCTGGTTTAATCGTCCATCTCTGGGCGTAGTTATTTTTTAGCACATATATCTTCTCCATAGGTGTAGCGGGAGACCCGTTGGACGAGCCTTTCACGAATCCCTCTGGGGCCTGCTCCGTGCCGGAAGGACGCTGGTTTTCGGTTGGATAAGCAGCAACATACATGCTTACCGAAAGACTATAGAACTGGTTCCTCTTCCCATCCTTAGCCACGGATGTCATAGTAATCTGATCCCATCCTACAACAAGGTCGTAGAAAGAGTTCACGAAATCATCTGATCTTTTTTGGCTATGAGTGGATGCATTCACGTTAAACCATGTAATAGCCCTCATCTCATAAATATAATCCGGAAGCTTATCCATTCTAAGACTATTGCTATGAGCTGCAACGAAACTAGTAAGATGTTCCAATCCCCTTCCAGACATATTATCATCATTCCAACCCGTCCTCCTTTCTCCACTTACCCAGTCATCTAAAAAATAAAAATCAGTAATGTTAGGATTTATCTTATCTACCTCGAAAAAAGGGAGGGTATTTATATCAAAATAATTCCACATATCAGAAGGGCCAGGATGTATTCTCAACGAAGTTAATTTAGGAAGATCATTAAACTCCTTTATATACCTATCCAAATAACATGAAGACAATTCAAGGGTTTGAAGATTTTTCATATTCTTTATATTCCTTATTCCGCTAGATTCTATATCCCTAAGATCAAGCATATTAAACATATTTAAATAATATACCTCTGTCTTACTGGTTATAGCCTCAGGAATTACGGTCATTCTTTGCCCTATATTTTGAAGATCGATATAAATTAACTTTTTGGATCTTGACAACTTGTCTACAGGTATACCGTTATTAACATACAGCGTATGGGATACGACCAAAAACTCAAGTCCTGGTATATCCACAATCGGGAAAGATGTCATCTTGCAAACTTGGATATTGGCATAATAAATATCACAAGTAAAATCTATCGACACAGCCCGTTGTACGTCCCTCCTCCCATCAGCGTAAGCATGATTATCCACAGGTACGTATTGCGATCCATCCTCCTTCCTGAACCACCACGTAGTATTGGGATTTTTCTTATGTTGTATCGCTAAAGAACGGAATATAATACGATAATTATCCTCCCCTTGAACCTTGGTCATAGGAAACTGCTCCTTTATTCCATCCCCCCAATCCACATTAGCCATACCGGGCTTTCTGGATATAAACTCGACAAACGTATTATAAGGATTACCAACGACAGGATCAGGTACATAATTATAATCATCGGTATAATAATTTCTAAGTGCCCTATCCCATGTGGTGAACCACACGAACTTGTTGGATGATGCCTCATATTTATATAATGTCTTAGCCATTACCTATCTTGTTAAAATATTCTACAATAACATTCCTGTCCAATCCCATAGAATCACACAAATACTCCCCTTCTGGTTGACCCCCAAACGATAATACCTTATCCGTATCATGAGCTAAAACATCTCCATTGCCTACAAAGGTACGCCCATCGTCAAATACAATAAGCTTATATGGCTTATACGACCTCGTGTCAATATCAGAAGATCGTATTGACCTTAACACCGAAGCCTCTGGTGCCATACTAAACCTCCATCCATAATTATTCATAAGCACATAAACCATCTCCATAGGATTCGACGGAGAGCCATTAGACTGACCCTTTATAAAACCAGAGGGAGCCTGTAATACGCCACTAGGTCTTTTATCATCAGGATTGGAAGCCAAATACATACTTAGATACAATCCATAAAACTGATTTCTTTTGCCATCGGAAGCAGAGGAAGACATAGTGAGATAATCAAATCCCATCACCTTCTCATATAATGTCGATATAAACGTATCACATCGACCTTGGGTTGACAAGCTGCGATGCATATAAAAGCTATTCATAGACCTCATCTCATATATATAATCCGGGAGATTACTTACATCTATATTTCTATAACTGTATGAAGCGTCGATACGCTCAATGTTTCCCAATCCCTTACCGCTCATATACGGATGCCAACTCACGACAGGTCCATACCATCTATTTATATGATCGAAAATCTTTAAACTAGAATTTATCTTATCCACCTCATCCATAGCCGGGCATGTGTTAGGATCAAACGATGATGTGGCATAACCAGGACTTAAATACAATTCTTTTAAATTATTGAATGATAACCATTCCTTAGGATATAACCTTACCCTTCCACCAGCTAAATGCAATATCTCCAAATTAGGCCACATGGAAGGGAATTTCCTTATATTGGAAGCTTCGGTATCACTAAAGTCAATAGACCTGGACAAATTCAGACCTTTCAATTTAGTTAGTCTATTCCAATCCTCCGGGATGGACGTCAACGTATCCACACCAAACTCACTTAATGTTATACGCTCTATATTTACCGATCTCATTATCCTATCCTTTGGTATATCTGTTATGGTACGATCCCCAGGAATACTTATAATTATATTGATAAGGCTAGGCATATCAAGTATAGGGAAACCTACCATCATAATCCTATGGGATTCCATCATCGTAACATCATTGGTAAAAGACATGGATATCACACGTTCCTTATCCATGCCATCATCATAAGCATGATTGGGGACGGGAACATACTCACTCCCATCCTCTTTGTAAAACCACCATGGATGACTGTCTGGATTCTTACGATAACTTATATCCCTTCTCCTGAACATCAACCTATATTGACCATATATAGATCCACTCCTAGCCTTTACAAAAGGGAATTGCTCTTTACTCCCATCTCCCCAATCAACCTCGCATATGCTGGGGGTCTTGGAATAAAACTGTATACTCTCATTATAATTATTATCATCCAATATAGGATCAGGCACATCATCAGTAGTATCATTCCTGTTAACTCCCCTAAAAGCGTATTTGCCTTTAGTAAAAAAGATTATAGACCCTTTATTCGTATCCTTACATATCAGCCTCATACCTCTCCCTCCTCTATTCTCCTGAAATACTCGACAACCGGTGAACTGTCCAATCCCAGATCGTTACAGATATCTATAGCCTCGTATTTGTCAGCGAAATTATACTTACTCATATTATCATCCAATACATCTCCGCCGAACACGGATACATGGCCGTCCTTTACGCCAAGGACGAAAGGGGTGATCCTAGCCTTCCCAGCCCGCCTTGCCCTCGTAAGGGCGGCCTTAGAAGCCGGGGCAGGGGCCAAGACCCATGTCTGCCCGTAGTTATTGGTAAGCACATACACCTTCTCCATAGGCGTCGTAGGATTACCGTTGCTAACACCCTTATCAAACCCCTCAGGGGCTTGATAAACGCCAGATGGTCTCTTGTTGGTAGGAGCTGCGGAAGTATATAAATCTAAGGTGAGTTTATAAAACTGATTCCTATTACCGTCAGAAGCCGTCTGTGACATCGTTATATAACTCCACGACATTATCTTATCATAAAATGTATTTACGAATGTATCAGCCCTCTCCTGCGTATTTATAAATGTACCACCATCACGCAAAGTCCATATCCTAAATTCCCTTACCTCATACAACCAATCTGGGAGATCGTCTACCGGTACCGTGCCTGAATTACAATACGTGCCCTGAATCTTATTCAACTTACCTCCTACTAGATCTTGTTTCCATGAGCTACCACTACCCATAAAAGTAACGCCTGTCTTATCATCTCCAACCTTATCCACCTCATCAAATACAGGTATGTTATTCCGATTGCTTATAATGCTTATACCTTTTGCTGGAATAGAATTAAAAGCCGGATCATAAGAAGGGATGTTACACCAGTTGAAGTTAAATTCAGTAAGATTCTTCCATTCAGAGAATCTTCTCCAATTAGAATCAGGATTATCAGCGAAATTAAAAACGAAATTACACCCAAAATACTTCAATCTTTTCATTTTTAAAAACCCCTCCGGCCAATTATCCCAAACACCAGGGTGAGAAAAAGACCCCATCTGTATATTACGAAGATTAACGCTCTTACTTATCCTGTCATATGGGATATCACCATTTTTAAGAACGGATCTGACCATAGCCAAATAAGTTATATCAGGTAGATTAACTACAGGAAACTCATGGAGGACAATACCATCCATATTGAACTCCCCATCGATTACGTTAGAGAACCTCATCGTAACCTCCCTACGCCTGATATCGCTATACTTATGTGGAGGAACCGGTATATACTGAGATCCATCCTCCTTCCTATACCACCATGTAGTATCGTCAGGATTCTTTTTGTACTCAATATCTAAAGACCTGAATACTATCCTATAACTACCGTCAGATATCTTGACCAAAGGGTATTGATCCTTTGTCCCATCACCCCAATCGACGTCCACGAATCCTGGATTGTTTGCCGAGAACCTGAGATTACGATTAAAATTATCTAAATCTACTATCGGATCAGGCACATAATCAGCATTCCTCCCATTATAACAAGGGAACCTATCCTCGTTAACATAAAACGTCACCGAGGACAGGGTCGTATCATATCCTACTAAAAATCCCATATCAACTAATTGAGGTTATATCATAAGACACCCATTCCTTGTATCCGTTAACCATCTCATATACCTTGTTGATGGTCTTGCATACGACAGCGAATCCGATATCCACGTTAGGGAACTTCTCGTTAAGCTCGTTTATCGTAAGATCCTTGGTTATGCTCTCGTCCCATTTACGCATCTCCTTTACCTCCATAAGGATCGGTTTACCGGTTATGCCTACACTCATGACCCACTCACCCTCACGATTGGCATCCGCCAGATCGGGGAAGATCGTAACGCCAAAAAGATCGGAAAGGGTGAAGTTCTCGCCGGTACGGGTAAAGGATGCCGCCGCCCCCGGTGTAAGAACCACCTCGTTCACGGCCAACAGACTCGTAAGTTTCTTGGCTCCTCCTGATACCGTGGCGTTAAACACGACAGTAACATTACCGGTAGCGCTATTAACGAACTTGATCTCATCCTTATCGCTATTTATAGCTTGTAAACGTGATCCAGATACGATATTCACGATCTCATAGTTCTTGTCATAAGTACTCTGTATCGTCACATTACCGTATTTAGTATCGATAAGGGTAATCCACTTAGCCTTACCACCTACTATCTCAACAAGCTTATAAAACACGTCATTGCCGTCAGCGTCAACCCATCTAGCTATAGCTCCAGGAGCGAAATTAGTCACCTCCCGATCTTGGGTATAACTTATAGTGCTTTCCGTAGGCTTATTAGTCAAAGTAACATAAAGGCATTGCTCTACGTCGGCTTCCATCTTAACTATCCCAGCTCCATCGTAATAATAATCAGGTACATTTTTTTCTCGTATCAACAAGATAGTACCTTCCTTAAGCTTATCGGCGTTAGTTGGATCATCCACGAAAGACTTCATCTGAATATAAGTATCGAAGATAATAGACGTACTCTTATCCTCTATCTTCTGATTGATATCATTGACAATATTATTAATCTCGTCTTTCGTATAATAAGGAGATAAATCAACCTTCGGGCCTTCCTGCTCTAAAGCCTGAGTTCCATCCCACCAATAATCAGGTACCTCCTGCTCCCTGATCCAGAAGCTGTCTCCCACACGGAGCTTAGCCGTGTTCTCCGGAACCGCCAGCCACTCATTCATGGCATCGACCGTATCAAAGATATACGCCGTGTTCTTGCCCTCAGCTATACGTCTTACGACAGCCAACTCGCTCTCGACATCGCTAAGTCTTTCCTTTATATTATTGATCTCTCGCTCTAACTTATCATAATTATCCTCCTGATCTATAGCGTCACCGATGGACATATAAACCTCGTTAGTGAGCTTATTGTAGGTAACACGAGCCACCTTCTCGTAGGATGTCTTATACGTAGATGAACCCTTACTGGTATGACAAACAAAATCATACGTATTTTGATACACCACAGATCCACCGGTATTGATGAAATTATATCCATCTTGGCTCATCGTACCTCCCTTGTATCCAACAAGTTCAAAAGAACATTTACCCGTACCTTTAGATCCAAACCATGTAGCGTAGGCCATGAAATACGTCTCTTCAGGTAGGATATCATAATATTTAGCCCTTAAATCCTTCACCGACATCCAAACACATTCCTTACCAGAACCGGTATTATCACCACCCCATTTAAGAACTTCTCTAACAGAGCTATCTCCATTTCCGGGGCCAGACCAACCTACAGCAAGATTATCTATGGTGGGAACATTAGAATTAAGGGCTTCCGTCATCGTGTCCAAGTCCCTTCCGGAACTTGATTCCCATAAATATCTGAACGTCACAAAATCAACATCCCCGATCTTAATGCCTCCAGTATTACTAGGATATGTTTTTGTGACTAACTCATAATACCATTTACCATCACGGAAAGTAGCCCTTATCCTCTCTACTTGCTTGGGGGATATAGAGACATATGATCCGCCAACGGAAACGTTATCGCCATCAACCGCACGGGAAGTCCCATCCTTTGGATCCTCAGGGTCCACGGGGGTGTAGATCGTAGCCTGCTTATCTCCGGTATTGATAACAACTATATAATAGCTGTCCCCATCAAGACCCTCATCATGAGCCATGGTTACAAAGCCCTGCTCGCTATCCGGCCTCCATTCAACGACAACCATATGCTTATCCATAGGTATACCGGAAACGCTGTTAACGTAATTGGTTGACGACATGAAAATGGCATGATCATCATAAGCCTCATCAACACGTTGATGCTTAGTAGCCAATCCGTCAAGACGTGATATCTCAATGGGGTCAGTTACCTCGACCCCATTATAATCATACCACTTATATCCTATCATCGTATTCTCACGACGATATTTCCTTTTTCTTACGACCTGACCTCCAGCTAAGGCGTCAATCATAAAATAATCATTACATACTTTAACCATAGCCGTTCAGATTAACAGGTTTGACATAAACAAGCCACGATAGTAGCGCCAACAGGAATGGCGGTCAGCGTAGTCCCCACCGGGTAGGTAGGAGAGGATGACTCCATCACCATCAACGACGTCCGCTCTACGACCATATTGTTATCAATCAACCGGCTCCCCTCCACATAGAACCGGCCATCGGCCACCTCATAGCACTCTCGCACCGGAACCATATGTCTTTGGCTCTTATCCGCGTAATCGCAGATCGTCACCTTAGCCCCATCCGGTATAGACGTAAGCTCATCACCTACATTATAATCAGGATGATCAGAGTACACGACATACAATATAGACTTAATATCCTGCAATGCCGGATTGACTGTCCTGAATCCCTTCAAATGTATCTTATGACCACCGATCTCATAACAATCATCCACGTCCATGATATTAAGATCACAACTGATAACCGTCCAGCCGTTAATAACCGTCTGCGTAGGGGTAGTATTGATAGGATGATCGGGGTCGGTAGACTCAACGATCTTATAGTCGAAAGTCTTTACATCCAGATTTCCGTTCAACGACTCCTGTCTCCTGATCTTCACCGTACCCTTTCCGGTATCATAACAAGTCTCAGTGGTATCGATAAGTCGATCCATATAATCCGGCTCCTCGCATTCGATACGAGTGAAATTAGATGGCAAAGAGGTATATTGAGTACCAACATGGATATCATTGTCTGTAGAACTCAATACATGATGATTATACGACCTAACATGATTTAAAGGGTTGATAACGTAAGTGGATTTAATCCTTACCGATCCTCCCGGTGTCGAGTAACATTCTACCGCATTTCTGGTAATACGATCATCCAACCTTTCTAGAGCACACCTTTCACGGATAAAATCCGCAGGGATATTATTTATCCTATTTCCTAGCCCATACTTATTATCAGACGAGTCCACAATCTCCCAGAACTGGTTTCTTTTCCCAAGATCACCGTCATAAGACACCACATGTCTCATACGCACGCTTCCGGCTGATGTCTTGTAACACTCCTCGATATCAATAGGCATCCTATCTTCCATATCCGTGAAATCACAAGACACCAAAGAGAATCCGTCCGGTAGGGTAGCCAGTTCGGCCCCCGGAACGAAGCCGGCGTCATCCGATTCAAGCACCTCGAAGCGGACGTATCTTGCCTTTATCTTGGAGTCATAAGAAACCAACCTACGAAGCTTGACATTGCCATTGCCTCCGTCATAACACTCGACATAAGACCTGATGTCACGCTCCTCCATATCGTCGAAATCACAGACAGTCCTTACCCACGTATCTGGCAAGGAACTGAAGCTGGCGCCCTCAGGTTGTGACGGGTCGGTAGTCTCCAGGACTTTATAGCTCTTATCCCTAACTCCTATATTCCCGTCCCATGACGTGAGAACCTCCAGCTTCACCTTACCGGCCGGTGTCTTATAACATTCTACAGTTACCTCAATATCCCGGTCCTCCATATCCGTGAAGTCACAAACGACCTCAACCCAGTCATCGCTTATGCTGGTGATAAACTTACCTACCGGATTATCAGGATCGGTACTTTGCTTGATGCGATACCATTCCTTTCTGGTACCCATCTCGTAATCAAATATCTTATATCCCTCTATCTGTACCCTTCCGGTCCCGGTATCAAAGCATTTAAGCACCGGTATTATCTCCCTTTGGGTCATGTCCGGGAAATCACATACTATACGACTCCATGTATCGGGTATCTTATCATACTCCGTACCGATAGGATTGCTATCGTCAGTCGTATTCACCACCTCATAATGGGATACCTCCGGGTTCAGGCGGGGGTCTACTGACTCAACGCCCTCGATCTGGACCTTGCCCCCTTCCGTGGCGTAACATTTACTTACGAATATCAACTCCCGATCGGTCATCTCCGCTATGCTACAATCTATAGCTACCCACTCGGCAGGAATCTTATCCAATTCCGTACCAATAGGCGTATCAACATCTGAAGAGTTGATGATAAATATCTTCTCGGCCAATATCTCACCCTTATTATTCATATAGGTATGGATACGAGCCTCTACCTGACCTCCCGGAGTACGATAACATTGGTTGACGATCGACACACGGGCGTCCTTGATGTTAATGAACTGATAGTCCTTTTTAGGAACCTCGCTTACAAGTCTCTTTACTCCTTTATCATCGAAGTACACGTAACACCCGTCATTCCTCATCATGACCGGATACGTCTTTCCGTCTATAACAACACCTGAGAAGTCATCTGGCGGAACGGAGAAACCCATGCTACCAAATATGGAAGCAAGTCTCTTTAGATACTCATTAATAGCTGACATATTACAACATTTTAATTCTTATGCTTCAAAGGTAATAAAAAAGGGGAAAGAATTGAATCTCTCCCCTTTAGGAAATATATGAACGCAAAAAAGGTTCTTTATTTCGGCTCAGTTACGATGGCCGGACCAAGACCAGCGGCAGCACCGATCATATTGATCATCTCCTGAACACCCTCATGAGCGCCATAGCGTACACGTAAGATCAGATTAACCGGATCATCGGCGAGAACCTTACCGAATCCTTGAGAGTATCTATGAGGATTAATCGTGATCTGGAAGTCCACGTATTGGGCTGTTTGTTCAACACGGCTGTATTCGTTCATGAATGTCCGTCCCATGAAATCCTGATGTTTCGGGAAACCGTTGAAATGAGCGTAACCCTTCAACTCGTCATCCATCATATTACCGCCGACATGAGTACGTGGTGCTTTGCTGGACAGTCTCTCGAAATTAAGTTGATCCCACCAGATAGGAGACCCCTCGTCAAGAGAATCAGGATAACCGCCGCTAGCGCCAACGATCTCAACGCTATCCTCTACATAAGTCATTTTATCCATCAAGCACTCTGACGGAGATAATAACATTTCCTTACCACGGAAACGGATACCGCACTTGCAGTTAGTGCCAAGTTCCTGAGCCGACTCCAATTTCTTCCACATACGGTTGCGGTAGGACGCCGGAGCCTCGCTGGTGAAGAATCCCTCGAACACCTTGTCGCACTCATCACACAACATGTTAGTATATACCGTTGTCTGGAAGCTATGCTGGCAAGCCGCAGGAGTACCGTAGTCAGTGATCTCCAGTTCCGGGAAAGCCTGTTTGATTTCCTCCAAAGCACTGTTCCCGCACTCATCATCCGGGATCGTGATATAATACTTCTCGGTGGATACCTTGCAAGAACCACAAGCTGACCAAGAAGCGGTACGAACCGTAGGATTCTCACACATATCGGATGTCTTAGCCACATAGTAGATAATAGCCGTAGGATTGGCCTCCACGAAAGTAGAGATCTCCTCATCCGTCAATTTCTTGGAAGTAGCGGCAATATACAAACCTGATCCCTTGATCTGACTCATTTTGTTAACCGTATCGGCTACAACGTTAGGCAATGACTCCACCGTAGTAGACATATCAACACCGTCATCCTCCAAGGAAATAGAATACAGATAGCCGCCCTTAACCTCGGTATAGTTAGGAGGACAATCCGTACATCCTTTCATGATAGAGATCAGACGTTGAGTATAATCAGCCGGTTTAGCGCCTTTCTTCATCACCTTATAACGTGACATGCTACCCTCGATAGTCTCACGTACGATCTTCAATCCTGGATATTGAGCGCGAACCTCAGCCAACGCCAGATCATCACCAGTATCGCATACCTCCATGCAATAGAAGTTCACGTCCTCCGTCTCAGGCTCAGTAGCCTCATTAGTACATCTTGTAACCGGAATGATATCAATATAATCGGATAATTTACCACCACCAGCGATAGGTTGGTTCTTCATCCGCTCGATACACTTCAATACGGCGGGTAACAAATCAACCTCCTCGCAAGGATCGCATTCCTCGCATTGATTAGGGGTATTGTCGCAATCATCCAAAAGGATAGCATCAAAGATCTCAACCCTACCTCCCTCGTAGCCAAGAAGCTCGAAAGCCCTTCCGGCGAGGATAAGGCGGATAACGATACGGTCGCCCTTGGAAACGGAGAAAGCCGTGTCGTCAGAGACACCATTGTATCCTAAGATAACGTCATCGACATAAGCGTGATCCTTCTTCGGCCAAGAAGCGTAAATCTCGGTGATCTCATTCAACGAGAACAAAGGCGTGGAAAAATCCTTATCATATATAGAGCGGGAAGCCGCTTGTTCATTACGACCGATACGGATCTCATAACGCTTGTCATTACGAGGCTTACCGGTAAAATCAATCACGGCCTTACAACCGTTCTCGGAAGTCTCCTTAGTATCATAAATACCAAGCTGACCTTCCTTTAAGAAGATGGAATCAACATCCACCATCTTAGCGTGCGGGGGTACGAAAAGTACCCGGTCTTGCGGTCTGTGCAACATATTATCAACTTTTTAGTTCAAAAATCATTTACCTAACGCAAACATAATCATAAACAACATCACCTCAATAAAACATAGTCGGGAATATATGACAATACAGCCATATTACATTTTTTGTAAACATGTTATACTGAAAATGCTATTAGAATGCATATATCCATAAAAACAGGACAAGAATATTTATAGTAAGCATCTTATAATCAACTACTTTCTGGAGTCGGATATTTCTCCGAATCCAGAAAAATAATATCCGATTATATAATAATGCAATAAAAATCCCATTCACATAATTCTATGTATCAATATATTATAATATATTTTGGCAACAAATCCCATTTAATTATATTTGTATCGTGAATCTATCTATCACAGACCGATTCACGATGTAGTATAAATTAAAAATATAAAGTTATGAAATCAAATTTGATTTTAAAATCAGAAAGCAGGATGCTTTTAGGGAATCAGATATCCATAATGAGCAAGGATGGGTATGTATGTATAACTGAGGCTATGAGTTCAATAAAGAGCAAAAGGGAATCCATGGGATTATCATCAAGGGAAATTAATGACGTATTGTCTCAGCAAGGGTTCAAGGAGAAGATAAAAGCCCTAATGAGCCAGCTTGGATACGGCAATGATAATATCAAAAGCAAGCTGGATTATGAGAACCTTACGCTAAAAGAATTTAGAAAAGCGGGATTAGCCTATAGGAAGGGAGGTAGAGGAGCCCAAAAATGGTTTATAGATCCATACGTATTTATCACCATAGCCATGGAGTTGGATCCTGAAATATACGCCACGGTAGTTATATGGCTAACGGACGGCCTCGTAAAGAATAGGAACATAGCGGGAGATACGTATATAAAAATGAGCGGAGATATAAGATCCTTATTAGGCGATAATATAACGAATGATGATTTCAAGGGATATATATCAAGGATAGCTAAAGGCATAAATTACGTGGTGTTCGGCAGGCATGAAGAGGGCATAAGGAATTATGCCTCGATTACGCAAATGCAGGAGATAATAATGACACAAGGATATATATCCGATATGATAGAAAGTGGAATCGTTTCTAATTTTGACGGAATAATAAATTATCTCGGCATGAAGTGGAAGAAAAGATGGGGATCGAAAAATCCTGTCATAGATAATTAAAGCAAGTTAACAAAAAGCCTACCCGTTTCCGAGTAGGCTTAATGATCAAACTAACGGTGTTTATTTAAAGGAAGCCACATTATCCTTATCCATCCTATATCTACTTAGTTCATTCTCGTTAAGGTTGAATTGCTTGGCGACCATATCCAGAATCTCCTCCACCAAAGGATCGGGCAGCTCAGGGTCGATGTCCGTGGACCGCTCGCCGGCGGCGTTGATGTACCCGGCCAGATCCACCCGTACCGGATTCCGGTAGTAGGTCATCCTGACCTCTTCTGTACGGAAGCCGTCCTCATACACCACGACCTTCCCGTCACCTATGGTGTAGAACGTTTCCCGATAGTCAAAAGAAGGTTTATTATTATCATCCCCAAGAAGCTCATGGACATTCTCGTTCTTAGCCTCCCACATGACAAAATCTCCAACCTCACATCCATTATAAGAAAACGCTCCTTTTATATTTGAGAACCATAAATAATCATCAGGAAGACCGAATGATGTCGATTCGGGGTCATCAATATGATTGATCTTATTAAGCGATTTCCAGTATACCAGAAGAGTTTGTATAGATCGGATGGTCTCATCATCCTTTCTATTAAGATAGTATCTTATCAACCTGTCCTGAGCCTCGTTGAACAAAAGCACGAACCTCCCGGGATCAAGCTTAATCCCACCATTGGCGAGATTCTGCTCATTCTTCTGCAAAGACCTTAGATACGCTTCTTGGATCGTCATCGTCATTCCTCCGTATTAACCTTATCACCTTCACCTACGTCTTCCTTCTTCTTGACATCCTTAACCTTCTTGGTCTTATCGTCTATATTAGAAATAGACATAAGTTCCTCGTACTCATCCAAGACATTAGCCTTTACACTGATAAGATCTTTCTTGGTAGCCAAGAACTCGGCGGACGTACGGGTGTCAGGACCTATGATCTGACCATTATATTGCAAGCCAGATGGAGTCATGTTGATACGACCGTTACGTTGAAGGACGTTTATGATACGATAGAACTCAAGAACTTCCTTAAAATCACCCTCCAATGAACGATCCCAGATATCAAGCAGATAATCGATGTTGGTCTTCTTCTCGTTCATCCAGTTTGATAGTGATCCGGTGTAATAATCATCCTCTGTAAAATCAGGACGGGTCACGATACCGATGTACAGAAGAAGGTCGATGACAGCCTGACGTTCCTTGCCACCTTTCTTAAGGGCGTCGATGAACTTATAGCTGATATTCATCTTATTGATCTCACGCTGCTGAACGAAATCCTTGGCGTTGTCTTTCTCAATGAAACAGAACATGGAGTTCATGAAAATAGGATCACCATCCATTTCCTGAGGAGTCAACATGCCAGAAAATACAGCCAGATATAAATAAAATAACTCAACGGTATTAGCCGTGTTATAAACCTTACCCATATAGATCTTGTCTTTAGCATCATCCCAAAACTCGAAATTGGTCTGGGAAAGATCCTTCTGGGATATATTCTCAAAAGGCTTCATTATATTATTGACACGCTGATCAACCAACTTATCAACCTCATCCTTATCCATGCCATTATAACATCTTGATCTTGGATAAAAACCGGTATTGTAAACCTCTGAGAAATCATCCCACGGGCAACATACGTGAGTAGCATTCTCCGGGAACGGAGCCTTGGCTATATTGGCGTCTTGGAAGGCCTGCGGAGCGCTTCCGTCGTGTTTACCTACTACCTCATACAAGGTATCTGACATGATATTGAAGCCGTTTACCTCGACCAATACCTTCTTTGATTTTAAAATCTCTTTCATTTCCTTATTTTTGCGTTACTTTCCTAAAAAAAGAGGAGAGGAATATCCTCCCCTCTAAAAACCAAATTACATATGAAAAAAAACTTAGCCGAAGTAGTTCGGTTGAAGCTCGATGATCAAGAACTTGCTGTTATCCATAACCCAAGCCGCGGAAGCTGAGTGACACCAGAATTGCTCTTTCATGCCCGGCAAGGATGATACGATCTCATTTCCGTTGGCTTTGTGCGCCCAACGACCGTACTCATAACCCCACCACATGCTTACGCCTTCTGGCTTGATATAAAATACGTTGTTATTCATATTACCTAACTTAGCGTTAGCCGTATTAGGAATAGCGGAATATGCGTTAGTCGATCCAGCGTCAGTGATATTCTCAATAATACAAGAATAAGAGGATCTAGGATACATGCCATTCACTAACTCGCTACGATCTGTCATGTCAGCGTAATCCAAAGAAGGATCGTGCTCGAACTCTACATTTCCGATGCCGGGAAGAAAAGCGCCCTTAACCTGTACCGGACCTAAGATCATAGCATCATTAGTACCAGAGATAGGATTAGAAGGCAACATACGGTCACTACCCATACCCCAGCTCAAATTACTCAACGTAGTAAAGAAAGCCTCTCTAATCAACTTCTCTAAGTTGACCATAGCCATAGCTCCTACCTTGAACTTAATCTTACGCTCCGTAATAGGAAGATCTTGACGACCACGGAAAATATAAGCGGCAGCAGCCATAAGAGTATCCTTAGTAATACCCATCGGGCGACTATAGTAGATAGTATAACCACGGCGAAGCTGACGGTAGATACCCTCATTCAAATGGATAGGACCATTTTGATCCATAATAATACCACCTTCTTGCCACATCAACTGTCTAGCTTCCAGCTTAACCAACTCAGCCATACAGAATACCTCCAGCGTGGACGCTACCTTAGCCGTACGTAAATCAAGTCTACCATTAACAGTCTTGCCGATAATAGCCAAATCAGGAATATTACCCTCATACTCGCTTCTCATGGCATTCATACGACGAAGGGCGGTCTCCACGAACTCTGAAGTGCTATTCTGGGCGGCCTGCATGGACTTCATACCAGCATACATAGTGGTCTCACCCTCAACGCCACGGTGGTTTCCTAAACGGAATTCACAAGTCATAGAACCGGCCTTGTCAGCTCCAGATACCTTAGAGAACTGGGTACTGTACTCACCAAGAGCATGACCGATCTTCCAGTAACGGATACCCGGACGTAATTTCTCTTTAGGGAAGTATTTGGCCTTTCCGCCGATAACACGACCCCAATAACGCGTCAAATCACCTTCTGTTTTTGAAGGGATCTCACCTGAGATAAGGATATTACAGCCGTTAGCGGCGTCATAGGTGATGACATCATAAGCCGTAAACTCAGAGGTATTCAAAACGATATCAAACAAACTACCGTCAATACCCGGTTTTAGATGATGACCTGAAGTATCCTCAGCCGTAACGACAGCGAATGTCTTTGTAACAGGTAAATCATAACGGAAAGAAGCTCCAATACCGTTAACGGAGATCGTAGCGCCGTTATTAATCATACCCATATACATCGGGACAGGATAGTTAGCGATATTAGAGAACAAGTTCAACAGACCCAAATGATTCTTGTCCGGATCCTCGTAATACCAGCTCGCCAATGAGCCTAAGTTATGCTCTACGAGCGAAGTCTTATAGTTCTTGGCGTCGGTGAAGGCGATAACGTTATCACCATTCACGGTAGCCGGAAAACTTTTTGTTAAAAAAGGATTCATAATTATCTATCTTTTAATGTTATACACTCTTTGATCCACTCAGATCAAGGAAGTTAGCCTCTATAGTATCATTATCGATATTATTCTTATTTTGCTTTCCTCCCTTATTGCCAGAAAGAAGAGTGATGGTCTTCTTATTGACCTCCATCTTAGCCTTGTTAGTCTTCTGTTTAAGAAACTCGTCCTTATTCATCAAGAACAAAGCCAGATCAGCGGCCATGTCCGGATTCTTGATAGCCTCCGAATAAGCTTTATCTATAGCCGTATGACCTTGATTGTCTATCGGCTTGGTAACGAAATCGACAGCCTTACCTATCATCGTGTCAGTCAACTGGAATCCTGAGCTTATAGACGTCTTAAGACCTTTCTTATAGATCTTCATCTGCTCAATCAACTCCTGTTTCCTTTTCTCGGATTTTTTCTTCTCCTCCTCGATAAGGTTATCCATCTCCTTTTTCAGGATATCATGGAACTTATTGGCCTTGGACTCAATGAACTCATCACCCTTGCCAATCATCATCTCCATATTATCCTTTATCTCGTCTTCCGGCATACCCAACATCTTATAATAATGCTGGATGACCGCAAGCTGATCATTCTTGTTGCTCATATCAAGGTTGTCCAAAGGCGCCTGAATGTTCTGATATTGGTTTAGAAGCTGACCTACGTTACCTCCAGCCTTATCCACCTCTATCATCTTCTTCATGAAGTCAGACATAGAACCGGTATCAACCTTATCCTTCAACAACTCATCGGCCTTATCCTTGATCAATCCCTCCACTATATCAAGTAAATCATCTTCTTTTGTGATAGTAGAAAGATCGACTGGCTTATCATCTACCATAATATCAAGGTTATCGATACTGTCGATGATACCTCTGGCGGCCATCTTCTCCAAGAAAGATTTCCCGTTAAAACCTGATACCACGTTATTATTATCAGTACCGCCTTCGCCAAAGGAATCCGGGTCTGGGTTGGTAGCGTCGCCGCCCTTATCCCCGCCACCGTCAGCCGCTCCGCCGTCGGCAGGCTCTTCCTTGGTATCACCTATAGGATTACCATCCTTATCATATTTACCCTCGATATTATTCTTATCGCCATCACCGTCACCACGGTAAAAAAGTTCCTCGACACTCATGGTCTTAAAACCCTTAGCGAAATCACCCATGTCATTCATACAATTTCCTTTTTTGCTTTTTACAAAAGTATTATTAATCCAATTACCAATTAAATCAAACCCATTATAGTATATGACAGAATTTTACGCCAAAATGATTACAGATTTTGTAAAAATATTTACAAAACTTGTAATCAATTCTTGTTTATTATTGACGTAAACCTATCTGTATCAGAACGTTTGTTTCTAGCGTCTATCTCCTTTTCTTTTAATTCCAACTTCCTTTTCTCTATCTCCTCACGAGATCTTCGCTCAGCCTCGGCGTTAGCCTGTCTGGTTCTCATATCCTCTTCCTTGATATCAAGATCTCTTTCCCTTAAAGCCCTATCAGCCATAGCCTCGACATAATCCATGCCTTCAGAGTTGTTCTCGGTCCTAGCCGCTTGACCGGCGGCCATTATGCTCTTACCCCTTAAGTCGAAGTTGCCCTTGATATAAGCCAGCTCCTTATCCTTCTCATGCTCATCATTACGTGCCTGTTGCTCGGCCTCGGCTTGCTGCTGGACAAGTCGCTGTTGATTCTGGTATTCTTCTTGCCTTACACGATCGGCGTAAGATCTAGCATCCCTTCCGATCTGATTCATCTCAGCCGTTGAGTTGGCGCTCATCATCCTAGTGATATCAAGTAAGTCATTACCTAACGTATTTGTCTGTAATATATATTGTTTCAAATTCTCCAATTCCAGACGTTTCTTGGAATTAGAGACAGCCATAACATTAAGATGACGTAACGACAAGCTATTATCCGTAAGACTGATGTAAGCCAAGGAAAGATCGCTGTTTCTGTACATCACGGTCCAATCGTATCCTTCCTTCTGACATACTTGAGCCACGGCTAGATGAATATCCAATGTCCGTTTCTTGAAGTCATCGAAATCATTAAAGTAAGTCTGAGTCTGTAGCATAGTAGCGTTAACTCCCTGTTTTACGCCCGTAGAACTCTCGTATCTGGTTGACTGACCCATTGCCTGCTCGGATATACCTATCATCCTATAAGCCATCATATAGGCGTAAGAAGCCATTTCCATACGGGATCTTATCTGATCCGTATTAGTAAGATCATATACACCGAACTGGTTATATATGCTACTCATCTGCGGATTCTGGTAAGGATTGTTCGTATCGTTACCACCTACGCCCATAAACGAAACGGACTTCACGATCTGCATAAAAGTAGCCAAAGCTCCCTTCTTGTCCATCATATCCTTATATTCCGTAGGCAGGAATCCTAAGTCGCCTAAGAAGAACTTACCGATCTCCTTCTCGGCGTTATTGTATAACTGGTTCATAGCAAGGTTATACATCATCTGGAACGGCTGTATGCGATCAGCTAGACTAGCCCCTATAAATCCCGAAACCGGAATGACATAATCATACAGACTGCTGTCACCATGTATCTGATGAGGTATTGGATCCCCACCAATATATATAGGCTTATCCATTAAATTACCTCCGGTGATCTTAACGCCAAACCTAACCTCAGGAACATACTCCAAGATGTAGGTGTTCACCTCAGGATCACTGACGGCTTCTGCCATGACCCTCTTTACTTTCTTTATGCCATTCTTCTCCAAGAATTCCGGGAGCAACTCATCGGTTACAAGTTCCTGATCAACCATCCCGGTCTCTGTCATATAAGTTATTAAGAATACCGGTTTCATGGATACCCAATATCCTTCCATTACCCTAAAAAGGCGAGAGTCTATCTCATATCTCTTGCCATTGGACATGTCAGAGTTAAAATAGCCAAATGGATGGAAGCGGGGCAAGAAGCGGGGCTGGGTGTGTTCCTCCCCGTCCGGCCCGAAGGTGTGGTACTCGCCCATCGGAACACCATAATAGTCCTCAGCGGCGACTATAGACTCATAATCATGGTATCCTTTCCATGGAATAACCTCATTCTCGTACATACCGGTAATAGACGGCTTCTTTTTCTTCCAGTCATACCTAGTACCGTCATTAGATACCCATCCCTCATAATCATCATCACCGCCCATAATACGACGCTTGTCCTTGGCCGTCATCTTATGGCCGTATCTTGATATCAGCTCAACACCCTCGTAATAATGAATACGGCCCACATAAGATCCGTATTGCGGGTATTTCACGTCAGGATGGAATACCTCCATCGGACTCCATACCTCCGGACGATAGTAGTCGAAGCCAACGAAATGATTACGGAACATCTTTCCACTAAGAAGACGATCCCGGAAATTCTCCCTGTCAAGCTCATCCATATAAAACCGGCTACGGTCAGCCTCGATCGTATGATCCCCCCATACCGCCGCCTGCGTCTTCCATCTTGTACTCATGAACCTCTGGATATCATCAGGGGTCATAGACGCCTTGGCCTGTTGGATTTGCTGAACATAAGCCTGACGTTCCTCCTCGGAATTAAACTCATTGTATGTAGGATCAAGACCGGCCTCCACAAGACGCTGATTAACGATAATATCCCACTGTTCTTGTATATGACGATGAAGTAAGTTTGACATCGTATCCTCATACTCACTTATAGCCATATCCCCTACCTCGTTAACCGTATACTTATCCTGTAGGTTTGTCAGCCATCCCTCAAAGGCATTTACGATACCACCTATTATATCATAATGCTTCAAGAAAGAAGGTATCCTTATATCGCTCCTTAACTTCTGCACGTCCCTTAACTGAGGGATAACATCCGCCATCTCCATAAAAGATAACTTACCATCCGCCATCAGATAATAGTCACGGTACATCTGGTTACGATCATACTGTTTCAACCCTATCGTCTCAAGAGCATCCATACAATCCTCCTTCCATTTCCTGTTCTTTTTCTTCGAGGAAATAGCCTGAGGAGGTAATCCTAATAACGCTCCTTTTGCTGGAAACGAATGATCTCTATTAAACACTTCCATGATTATTCAATTTTATTTACAACAAAGATAGGCGTTTAATTGACATTCATTTACCTAAAAGCTCCTATAGATACCGATCCAAATGCAGATGCATATACCTCATGGTGTTTATAAGCGTCTTCCTTGCGGGCATTATTCATCTCCTCGATCTTCGATTTAGGCATGTAATTGTTATCGTCAAAATATCTGGCGAGAACCAACGCATGCCCGAACGCTATTATCCTATCGACGTTCAATCCGGGCTTATACTGTATTATCTCATCCAGTAGGGCTATATCATCGATCAGCTCAATACCCTTGACAGTTATATCAAGACCAGTCTGATCATCATAACCGATAACGAAATCCTGCCAGCAGTAATCCACCACGCAGGAGAAGAGCAGGTTCTGGTTGCCGGGGGTCGGGTATAGCCCCAGCTTGCTGTTCTGCCGGGAGCCGGCCTTCACGTACTTATTGGCTATAGCCTCACCAGCGAACAGGAAGAAAGAAGCGGGCATACCACTCTTCCGGTTAAGGTACTGCTCATACATCTGGTCAGCGTTCTCCATAAGACATATAGCACCATATCCTTTCTGAAGTACCTCGCACGTACGACAAAACTGATCTATGGATGATGGGCGGGATACGTATGAAGCCACTATTCTATAGGCATAAGGATCTCGGATACCAACACGCCTTTTGAATACATAAAAAGCACCTAATGAAGGGGTATCAGACTTGGCCTGTTTATAAGGGTCGCAATTATGAACAGATATATTCCTTAATAAATAATTATTCGTATCACATTCAAAATTATACACAGGACCGGTATACTTTTCTTTAGTTATAGATGATATCCTGACATATATATACTTATTATCATTACTAATAAATATACCTGTGGAAGGACTTTTTCTTGTGCTGGTATCCATACATACTTTAGACAATTTAGATATATAATCAGGAGTTAATGTCTCAACCAACTTCCTGAAATACACAGTATAGTTATGGCCTATCCTTAAATGATAACATGATCTTTGAGATTTAACCTTATTGCCATCTATATATTCAGCCCTATTTTTTTTCATTATGGATATACCTCCAACTACTCCAAGAGATAACAATATATCCTGTATACCCTCAAGAAGATCCATACTGACACTTACGAAATCCATGCCCGAATAATTGCGAAAATCATTATGGATAGATCCATCCGTATCCAGATATCCATGAATTAAACTAACCTTCATGCTAAACGGGAGGTATTTAGCAAATTCAGGAATATATTTACCATAACAATATTTACCAAAATTATTAACAAGCCACTCGCTTAGATAAACATGCTTAAAATTTAATTCCCAATTACCCTTCCTGCATCTCTCCGAAGGCTTAATACCAAAAAGATTATCTATAACCTTGTAATACCTATCCCTCTCTTCTGGATAGTCAAAACAAATAGCCATCTGTACACGACACTGCTTATCAATCCATCCATTCCCTAGCCACATCCCGACAAACCACCAAAAATCATCAGAAAGCATATAATCCCTAAATCCCGGAATATCCATCCTTTCTTCGGCATACATATTTGGGATCCTTGTCCACTGTCCCTCTTTTATATCCTTGACAGGTATGTAATCAAACTTGAATAAATCTTCCCTAACCCTTCTCCCTACGGTCTTATGATCAGAAACAAAAATAGGATGATCAGAAGTAAATCTATTTATTCTTACGCCATTATACATCTTTATCGAATAAAGATCCTCTTCGACCATATTTCTGACAAGTCTCTTGCGTATCCTAACATTATCCCCTTCATTATTAACCAAGAAATCATCATAGTCAACATCCTCTACATTCTTATATCCATCAGGGGTCAACACCCTTTCTCCGGGAGGCATACATCCTGCTACATAAATAAAATCATCAAACCTATTGGATTGAGGCATCTCGAATATCTGGACAGGAGCGTCAATAACACCGCCGCTAAACGGGAAACCGGCCAGTTGCTTATTCGACTTAGTAGTGCCAAGTTTATTTCCAGATTCAAGGAAAACATCACACAGCATGCCGCTATATTGTCCTGACTCAAGAAGATCATTCTTATGCTTGATAGCGTACTCTACCGGGAATAGGTTCTGGGACGAGCTTAAAAAACAGTCATCAATCGTAAAAGGATAGAACATGGTATGAGAGGTATAAGCTACCCTATCTTTCGTAGATAACTTCTTCCGTTCCTCGTTAAGCTTATTGGTACTGGCTTCAAAATCCGTGGCATCAATCTTGATCTTATTAAGCTTCTTATCATCAGGTTTCCCCAAATAATCACCCAGACCTATAGTTCTCTTGACACCGGAGTTAGCCATCTGACCGGGGACAAACATCGCCCATTTCCGTTCTTTCCATGTTTTCCCTTTCATGGCTCTACGATTTAAAATATCCCAGTCCATAACCAGAAGATTGTAGGTCTCAGGATCAGAAAACATTTCTTGAGCGTCCTTGGATAATTCTACCTCACCACCAGTACCAGCCAAGATAGGGCTAAGACGCCAGCCGTAAGGAGTGTCGTAGGAAGGCATAGCGGCAGTGTACGGCTTCTTGATAGGTCCCTTACCTACCTCGTCGAAAATAGCCGTGGCGGGGGTCAGACCGGCAGTCTTCTGTGTGGATGTCTTCCTACCCATGTTGATGTTGGCTATGGATATTATGGCATGAACATCACGAACCCCGTTGGACATACGCTTGCCTAAGGTGACACCAGAACTCCAATCGGTCTTGGTCCTGTTAATCCTGAAAAAAGGATGCACATGATCAAGACCATACTCACAATACTCACCTATATTAGATAAATCGCTATCGCTGAAACCTACCACGGAATGACTAAGCCCGATCGTCATGGTAGCGTTCATCTGGAGAAGTGATGACATGATAGTCGTATTATGGGATACGACAAAATTAGTGGCAAGGAACTGATGGGACTTATTATCGACCTCAATACAAGTAGCCTTATACTTCCCGTAATAATCTATATCGGATATCCTAAGCCTGTTATGAGTCTTGGATATATACATATCATCACCATCCATGACGCAATAATATCCCATAGACCAGAATATTCTTCTTACGAAGGATATAATATACTCACTTTTGTAAACGACCTTAAAACGATCGTCACCGGTACTTATACCGCAAGATATCTTCATGAATGAGCTTATAAACAACTCCTTCTGTTTTTTGGATGAATAAATAATATCATCCATCTCCTTATTGCTTAACTCGAAGATCCTGTCGGTAGATCCACAAAGGAAAGAGGCGGTCAGAGACCCAAGGAGCTGGGGCGACATCAGCCACCGCCGCTCGGGGAAATCCACGGCCTCCCCTATGTCTATGGTCATCTTCTGGAAGTCAGAGTGGATGATACCCATGGTGCTCATGACTTTATAATCACCATGATATTTAACCTTCCACTGATGTTGACCGCAACATACTATACTGCGCCCGTCCTCAAACGTAACCTTATACATATCAACGAACCCTTGAGGATATACGCCTACTACAGTCGTAATCTTACCATTATCGCCATATATGATATCACCGATATCAGCGAACCCTATCTTCTTAGGTCCATAAGGAGTATATATCAGCTCCGAGTCCAGAAGGGCCTTTCCAAAACGACGGGTACCGAACATCCCCAGCCCTTTCTTCTCCTGACGGGCACGTTGGTACATCTCAGCGAAAAACCATTCATTATCACGTAACCGGCTGATAGCAGGAACACGCTCCCCATTTGGAAGATCTTGAAATACGGGAAAGAAATTAACATGCCAATAAAGCCATGGCGGGATGAACGTACCGTTGATAGTCACCCCGTTCTTGACCTTATAAGCCTCCTCCGTGAAGAACTGCTTAACATCATCATCTTGATCCTCCCAGCCAAACAAATCGTTCCACACTGGAGGATTCTTCATGTTTACATAAAATTCTGGACTCGTGCTTAAACTCATGATCGCATATTTTTTAATACGGATTCTATACCACCGGAAACCTGTCCCTTACGTTCCTTCTTCTGGACATTGCTTACACTCCTGTATACATCCATAATCCCACTCTTCTCCATATACGAGTCATTCCATACGTTGATCTTATCGATCAGCTTGGATATGAAATCGAACGCCCTAGCCATATCCTCAGGCTTCTCCTTATCCCATGGATGCTTGGCGATATACGTCTTGGCGTCATCCACGGCCTTGGATATGACCTCAAGATTATCATTAACCCGATCGACGTCCTTACTCGTCGGCTTTCGTCTTCCCTGTGGCATTGGCTTTCATATTTAAAAATATATTAAACATGTTTATATACATTTATTTACTTTAATATAATCGGATGCCTCTTTCCTCTAATGAGTTTAAGCTTTTTGTATGAAACATCCTTTGGATTTTCTCCATTGAAATCCCTGATATTGAAATTTCCCGATTTTCTTCTTCCATAAATAAAATTTATTTCATTGTTATACAATACTTTATCAAACAATCTAAATCCGAAAACCTCAAAAGGAGCTTGATTATTTTTCTTCTTCCCTCCTTTTAAAATTTTCATTTTATGTATTTGCCTGTTATGCCTACGAACTAAACGTTTCAAGTATTGATACTCAATTCGTTTCGCATTGAAGTTCTTAGAAATTACAAACGCATCGGATGTATGTGATTTTTCTATTCCGTATTTAATCCGATTATATTTTGTAATGTAACCGAACGTCATTGAAACGTTTGAATATCTTGACTTCAACTCATCGTATAATCTTCATTTCATGATTCCCATTATGGCTGCGCCGCAAAGCGACTTGCCTCGCCTTACCTTTAAATCAATATTGCCTTTGTGATATTCCTTATGACAAGTTTCACACAAGGTAATGAGATTGGAAGGGGAATCACCTCCTGTTTTTCGAGACTCGATATGATGAATATTCAGGATCAGATCTTTTGATTTCCCTTTACAATAACTACATTTATGTCCGTCTCTGAACAAAACGTACTCTCTGACATTCCAAAATCCAAGTTGTTCTCCGTTTTGATAATCAATTCCTGAAATATTAGGATTTTTCATTTTATGAGTATCGAACTGAGCGGCCTCAATTACTATTTTAGTAATCGGAAGGATTTTATGAATTTCATTCACTTCGTTTAAATGGGAATCAATTCTTTGTTTTACAGAAGGGGCTACCCAGCCTTTCTTTTTAGAGAAAACTCTGTTGTTAAATTTAGGCTTCCTATATCTGAGCCTTGATCTTCTTGTCCTTCTGTTTTGAGATCTCGTTGAAAGTAAATCTACGATATCTGTTCTTAAGATTGTTTCACAAGCAAATAACTCTTCTTTTTCAGTTGTTGCAGAAAAACCGATATGTTTAGCTCCTGCATCAATGCCCAGAGTAACCGGCTGTTTATGATCGGTTGATTTGTAAGTTAACTGAATCGTAAACGGACAAAGATTCACTACGGTTGCTTTATTTGCCTTAAGCAACCTCCTAACCTTACCATGCCTTGTCGTAGGCATCATCGGTTTACCATCTATGTCCTGTACATAAACCATTTACAATAAATAATTTAATAAAATGTTTATTCAACATAAGTCAGGGTAAAACCCTGTTAGTACCCATCGCCAATGTTATTGAAGGTTTTATATAGGCAACACTGGAACCCAAATACAATCCCTGTTTAATCACCTACCTTAGAGCTACGGACTTGGATAAACATCCGTAGGTAACTATATATTCTCCAATAACGTAGTCTTTATTTCAAGACTTAGGCTAATAATCAGATCCTTATAGATATATTAAAACCCTATAATGAAATTATATGGAATTAATATTATTTTTGATTATGTCCTTAAACTCGTTATACTGTTTCATAAGAAGCTCATAAGATTGAACAACCCCGATCTTACTTACTTCCGTCACGCTCATGTCATGGAACATATCCTCAAGCTCCTTGTCAGCATATCTCAGACGTTCCTTATCATCATAAAACACGAATCCAGACGTTCTGTCTTCTATAATGCTCTTGGCGGTGGACGCATATGTCGTATCTAAATCCAGATCCATACCGAAGCTGGTAGCCAACTGGATTATGAACATCAACCTAGAATTGACTTTTACAGCCTCTATATTCAACATCTGTATCTTATGGGTCATCTCATGAAGAACGACAAAATCCTCCTCTTTTATCAACGAGGATGATTTAAGGGCTATCTTCTTAGTCCTATCCTCAATATCGCTATACAGACGCTTGCTCTCACGTTTTATGGCTATCCAATGCCTTATATGGGTATCCGCCTCTTCTTTAAGATAATCTCTAATCTCTGTTTTTATATCTTTATCTTCCATATTACGCATTATAATCATTGTTGTTTAACTCAATCTCATCACTGATGCTTTGGTCTATAGACCTCAATAAATCCATGGTACTAACATCCCGCAAGAAGCGGACATTACCACCATTAGCCCTAGCTATCCTCCTTAAAGCGGAGTAAAGTATATCACCCAATGAATATTCAGGCAACTCACGGCATCCGACTTCCATGACAATAAGGGCATGGATACGATCATCTATCTTACTTCTTACGGGGCTTCTCATGCTATCTACTTATAAGCTTCCCCTATAATACGTAGCGGGAAATGTTTGAAATTACGTTCAGGATCATCCTTCGTATAACCCATAAGAGATAGATGTTTCTCAAAATGACCTTCCGTATATTTTGAGGTATCTAACGTCATCCTAAATATAGTTCTATTCTCATTGTCAGGATGTTTGTTATATGACACGTCTCCCATACATCCACATCCAAGATGATGCTCCTTGACATGGAAACCATCTTTATGGGTGATAAATAACACGATTTCTATCTTATCACCTATTTTCTGATCAAAAATATTTAGATAAAACTCGCTCTCGTCATCCGTAAGTCCTATATCAAATGCATCGTTAGGGCACTCGATATTAAAATCGTTATGATCGGCGGTTATGACCTCCATGGCGTTCCATTTGGCTTTCTCTCCTTCCACGAACTTCAACGGGCATACCTCGGTCTTCATCCAAGCCTTCTCCTTGATAAAACAACCACACAACGAACATGCCTGTCTTCCCATCAATCTTTGCAGCAATACCTTAGCCGGTAACTTAAAGAAAGCTATATTAGAAGAGTTCTTAGGACATTTCTTGCATAAATCAAGACGATTCTTGTACCACTCCGGATAATCCTTCTCATCCTTAGGAATCCTACCCAATAAACTGTCTTCCCAAGCTTGGGCTATCACTTGGGCTTTACCGATTGTTTGCATATTATTTCTTAAATTGTTTTTGTTGAAAATCCTGTAATTGTTCCCATGTCATTCCATACCGACATTGATACATGGCCTCATGGTTATCACGTATAAGAGGATCTCCGTTCTTTAACCCATCCATATCCTCTATCGCCTTAATCTTCTTATCCAGACAATCAAGCTCAATAGGCATCCTTTCATCCGGATAACGATTACCTTCCTTGACAAATATCCGGCGTATCTTATCACGCCTTACCCGCATCTCTCGGAGATTGCATATAACGTATCCGATAAACGGGATCCTGATAGATATATTGTCAGTATACCTAGCTAGGTGGTGGATGTAAGATACGGATGCTTTCATACACCACTCTACCTGTTGTTTGGTAAACTTACCATCAGATCTTCTCACCACCTCATCGACAATATCCCTGTCAAAAGAAATAAGACTTCTACCCATCGATATTCAACTTATTTCTCTTGAACACGAATCCCATTACACGGGTATCATCACCCTCCCCGTCAAGAATAAAATAGTTACGTAGGCTTCTCATCTCAATAGACAGCTCACGGGTACGGAAGTTCCCGTTCTTCTTGTCCACCAGAAAACCCCCACGTTTAAGCTCGTTGTTCAGGACAGCGACGTAAGATTCCTTCTGTCCATGACAATCCATGTACTTAGCCCTGGTATCATCCGAGTATCCGTAGTTGATGTAGAAAGAAAGTAAGTTTATCGTCCTTTCGGTAATCAAGCTTCTACCCTTTGAATCCAGATAGCCGTTGTATATCCTTAAGAACTGCTGGATCATATCCAGCCTAGTGTCGTAAGGCAATGCGAATACGAAAGCTTTCCTCTGTTCCGGCACGTTATTAAAATTTTAAATTTTATTTATTAGATTAATATTTATATCACAAGATATTCAATCTAATTGGGTTAAACGCAAACCCACTACTGACTATCGTATTAATGCACGAATCGCCAACTACTTTTCTAGCTATCCCAATAGCCCCGTTAATATCCGCATTTATCAATTTGCCGATAGAGCTTTGAAATAATCCCCTGCGTTTTCTTTTACCTAGATAATTATCTTGATATTTCATCTCCTCAAAAGCCAGATGATCGATCTTTGAAGTATAAGATTCCTCATGAGTAACAACCTCTATACCTAGCAACTTAGCTTTGTACATTATCTTATCAATTAACTTAGAATGAGGGATAGAGACAAAATGCTGGTTATTTCTCCTGCCAATATTTATCTCCTGCTTCCACTCCTTGTTAAGACCGATAATGATACGACCTATATTATTTGATACACAAAAGTTCACGATATACTTGCTAATCTTATGCATCTTATCATCGATCCAACAATTACGATACAAAGAAATCCTTCTTATTCTCCTAGAAGTTCCCTTATCGCCAACATACGACATCAATCTGGCTTTCTTCTTATTATACCACCGATTCAATGATTTGATAACTTTCCCGTTTATAATGAAAGGCTTGATGCCTACATTACTGATACATGAGCATAAATTATTCAATCCTAAATCGATCGAAAGGAAATTATCCTTATCCAAGTTTAGATCCGTCTCCTTTCTTTCATAAATTACCTCTACCACATAACATGTTGCTTGAGGCACTATCCTTACCTGTTTTAACTCATCTTTCTTTACGTTAGTTTTTATCGGTTCAATAACATTCTTAACAAAATGAATATAACCATCATCCTTTACCCGACAAGAGAAAGTCGTAAATACAACCATATTCTGCTTCTTACCTTTCTTGTACTTCGGAAGATGAGGTCGATGATTGTTATACTTATCCGGATTCCTGTCAAAATCACTCTTCAACTTGATCCATGAATTAACGCTCTTGAATACCTGACCAACCACTTGTTGTGATACAGATGCAGGTAGCTGTCTAAAATCAAATTGATTTTCCCTGCCTAATTTAGTCGAGAGATCATATTCCTTTAAATACTCCTTATTGAAAATACCCTGCCTTACCAGATACAGTACGTAATTGTACAGCAATCCGGATTTAAGGCAAATATCCTCAAATCGATTATCTTTTATAATATGTCTATCAACCAATCTCATTTCTAATAATAGAATTAGTTTTCGACAAAACTACTTAAAAAAAATATCGTTGTCAAGAAATTTCGCCATAATCAACATAATATATGCTGACTAGCATGTATTTACGATAATCCAAAGGAAAAAGGCTGATGGGGTAGGACGAACGAAGCCATGTATGTCTACGGCAGGCCACGATGGCGAGGACAGTGAAGTTCACGTACGCTACGCGCGTGGACGGCGGGGGACAGCCTTATCCTGCCTCACGGGATGCGACCGCTCCCTTTTTCTTTTTGGCTTGTTGACCTCCTATCCTGCCGTCATCGTACAAGGATATAGCCCAAGGCATCCAAAGGAAAAAGGTTGGTGGGGGACGTACAGGGACAGTTAAGGTAAGGCTACCGCCGTCATCACGGATCGTGCCGTCGGGACTACGCAATTGACATGGACGGCGTGAGACGATACGGCCCGTACCTTGAGGCATGTAGCCCAACCTTTTTCCCTTTGGCGTTTTCACCTTCTCCCTGCTTACCTTACAGGATATGGCTCCAGGTATCCAAATAAAGAATGGCCGGCTCTCGCGACATGGACGGCGGTAGAGCTATGTTCGCCTGCCGGAGCGTGAGCGACCGCACAAGACCTCGCTTTTTCTTCTTTGGCTTCTGCTCCACCCGATCCCCCTACCGGGGCCCCGGCTTCCGGTATATGATACGGCTTCTACCATGTTTAGCCTGCGGTATCCTGCCTGACGGCACCATACCTTGGCAGTAAAAAGCAATGTTTTATTAAATAGAGACTTTAAGTGGAGTACGCAGGAACTCGACGTCAGGAGAGGTTCTGTGTACGGATAGAGATATTAGAAAGTAGTATATGTTTATATAGTTAATTATATTTAATAAATATACCTATTAACGCGCGCGTAACAAGTAGGTTGAGAAAAAACGATCGTTCACGCGCACAGCGTTTTACGAACATTACCTACCCTCCTTAAACAACAAATGGGCGACCTTCACAGGCTACCCATCCATCCGAATAACTTGTTTCGTATTGATGAAACTTGTATATTCGCAGCAAAAATTTTACAAAAAATGATGGGAACAAAGATATCACTTTTACAGAAAATGAAATCAAATTTCGATAAGATTCTTACCGAAGCATATATCCCAAAAGATATACAAGCAAAAAAAGATGAGCTTGGATGCCTAAGGCTTCCGGCAGGATCACTTGTCTGTCCAGTAGATTACAAACCTGTAACTAATAAGGACGGGAAGAAGGTTACGGCCGTAAAATACTCGAACAAGAAAGATAATATAAGAGGTTCCGGTATGGTTATAGAAAAGAAGTGTAAGCAGGTAACGGCTTATCTTTCTATCATAAATGTACAGAAGCATGTATTTTTAAGAAATAGGATGAGAGATGGTTACCGTGACCGTATCGAGATCAATACCGATGATTTTATAGATATCCTATCCGATGGCATAGCTTATTTCTGCTACAAACATGTTATAGAGAACTGCCATGAGGATATAGACTATCAGCTAAAGACGCTTAAGGCTTACGCAGAGGGCGAGATAAGAATAGCTTTATCTGATATCATGATCTACTCGTATAAGGCTAAGAAGAATGAGGATACGAAAGAAATATTCGTAGGTAAGAAAAGATCCGTATACAAATGTCTGGATAAGAATTTAAGCTCAGACGAAAGACGGAATATGGCTAACAAAAGCCGGAAACTTGATCGGGTAAGAATCCTTTCCAAGATAATATTCAGGGCCAGAACCAGAAACGTACATCATATATACAAAGTAACTAAAAGAAAGACAATTAAGTTCAATGTAGCATACCTTCTTAATGAGTTGAATAAGAAGCTTGCGGGAATAGGCATGCATGAGATATCTCAGTCAACTATATACAGATACATAAGCATGTTCTTAGGCATGTGTAAGAAGAGTATATCCGATTTGTATGACGAGGTAAAAAAAAACAATGGAATAGCGAATGCCAAAGACAGGAAGAACGTAACTATCGGACACCTAAGACTATCATACAGAGGAAAGATAATGCATATAATCATCGCCGAAGATTTTATAAAAGACGTCTTTTTAGGGGTAAAAGGGTCCGAGATGAGTAAAGCTGGATGATTTGAATATCAGATATAAAATTTAATATTTACATATTATTCACATTTATTTTTATTAGTTAATTATAACTATTCGTATCTTTGTACCATAAACTTAAAAAGATATGGTTCAAGAAGATTTTAGAAATGAAAACGACCTCCTTCGTCATATTATGACGGTGGATAAAAACGTGGAGCAAGGTCGTGCCTTGAAAAAGATTTTCACCACTAGGGAGAATCTATTTATTACCGGTAGAGCTGGTAGTGGTAAAAGTACGTTCATGAGACGTATCGTAAAGTTCTTGGGTAAATGTGTTATCGTAGCCCCGACTGGAGTAGCGGCTTTGAATGCCGGTGGACAGACCATCCATTCGTTCTTCTCTATAAAGAACGATCCTTATATCCCTTCTATCGAGAGAGGTATGTTGTCGAATAAGGTGGATGTAAGTCCGTTTATGAAGAAGAAGATAAAGAATCTTGATACTATTGTCATTGACGAGATCAGTATGGTAAGACCTGATTTGCTTGATGAGGTGGCTGACATACTTAGACAATGCAGGCGTAGCAAGGAGCCTTTCGGTGGAGTTAGGTTGATTATGTTTGGAGATCTATCACAACTACCTCCTGTGGTGACGGCGGATGATTTTATCGACAAATATTATGAGAGCCGGTTCTTTTTCTCATCAAAGGCATTAAGAGCGTCAGGATTCTCGGTCATTACCTTCGAGAACGTATTCCGTCAAAAAGATCCTCAGCTTCTTTCCGTACTTGAGGATATAAGATGTGGGGTTATTACCGACGAGTCAAGACAGATATTGGATAGCAGGGTCAAGTATCCGGATAATATGGATAATACTATAATTATATGCTCAACTAACAAAGAAGCTTATGAGATAAATAAGACTAATCTTGATAAGATCAATAATAAGGTATTTAAGTTCGATGCTACTGTATTCGGGGAGAAGCCTGTAGCGCCTTGCGAGGATGAGCTTATAGTAAAGGTAGGGGCTAAGGTCATAATAACCAGAAACGGCAATGGGTATGTCAATGGTTCGATGGGTATCATAACCAGCATAGATACTGTTGATGAGACGATATATGTTCATCTAGATAACGATACTGAGGTGGAGATAACCAAAGAGAAGTGGGAGAAGATGAAGTATAAGCAGGTAGATGATTCCCTTGAAGGCATTTCTTGCGGCTATATAATACAATATCCATTGAGGTTAGGATACGCTATAACCGTTCATAAATCTCAGGGAATGACTTTAGATAATATATTCGTAGACATCAGCAGAGCCTTCGAAATAGGACAGATATATACCGCTCTTTCAAGATGTAGGTCTATAGACGGGCTTTATCTGAAATCAGTGCCTAAGGAAGATATGGTACTGCTAAGCGATAAGATATCTGACTTTATAGAGAAGGTGGATGAGAATGAGGGTGTTTTGAATCCAGAAAAGATATCTGATATCGGTAAGGATATGATCAAGAAACAACAGGATTTGTTTAATTTCGATGAATACGGATTATAATGGCTAAGAAAGAACTTTTTTCAGACGTAGATGAGTTAGTATCATCTTTAAATAAAGAGCTTGGAGAAGGCTCGATAATGAACTTCGGTGACGATAAGCCTATAATATCCATACCAAGGGAAAGCACAGGTTCGCTGGTGGTGGACAAGGCCCTCGGCGGCGGATGGGCGGTAGGCCGGATCCATGAGCTGGTCGGGATGGAATCTTGTGGCAAGACCATGATGTGTACGTTAAGTATGATCGAGTTCCAGAAAAAGCACCCCGATAAGCTGGTAGCTATAATAGACGTGGAGAACGCTTTTGATATCGAATACGCTAAGAAGATGGGATTGGACGTGAACCGGTTCCTTATTTCCCAGCCAAGCTACGGGGAGTTGGCTATCGATATTACGGCCAAGCTGGTGGAGTCCGGCAGGGTAGGCTTTATTGTCGTGGATTCTGTGGCGAATCTAGTCCCTAAGAAGGAGATTGAGGGTGATATGGAAGACAGCAACATGGGATTACAAGCCCGGTTGATGTCAAAAGCTATGAGAGTTCTTACCGGGATCGTAAACAAAAGCGATTGTGTTCTGGTATTCATCAACCAGTATCGTGAGAAGATTGGTGTAATATACGGTGATCCTAAGGTAACAACCGGCGGTAATGCCCTTAAATTCTACGCCTCTATCCGTATGGAGATGTCGAGGAAGAAGGTCATTGTAGGAGAAGACGGGTCTTCTATCGGCCATGAGGTTAGGATAAAGGTATTGAAGAACAAGACAGCTATACCTTTCCAGATAGCAGAGACGGCTTTGTATTACGGCGTAGGATTTGACAAGGAGCTTGAACTTTTGAAGTCATGTGAGGAAACCGGTATCTTTACCCGTAAAGGATCATGGTACTGGTACGGAGAGGTCCGGGTTGGCAATGGAGTGGATAATACGTTAAGTATCATGAGGGATAATCAAGAATTGTGTCAAGAATTAAGAACTAAATTGAATTTGTAATCATGGCAATAGGAGTAAAATTTGTAGACGTAATACCGTCCAGTGTAGAGAACGCTGTCGAGGTTAAGAAAGGGGATGTGAAGAACTATCTGTTCGTAGGTATTCCCATGAGTGAGTTTATTGGAAAGAGATATGAGTATGAGGGATTCATATACATGTGCCTACAGGGTGTCACCGGTGGCACGGAACTTGGCGGAGATATAGCCATAGCCGTATTGAGACCGGTTCGCCCCGCCGTCGGGCAGGCATCTTATCATTTGGTATCGTATACACCTCTTACGTATACGAGATCTGATGTGGCGATATTCCTTCGCAATGGTGATTTTAAGGTTGTTAAACGTGACGATTGTAATCTTATCTGATCATGGGAACATATATATCGATAAAATCAACAGTAAACGCATTCAGGTACGGGATTGATCCTATACCTGAATGGTTTGATAAGATATCCCAAAGAACCAAGGAGCTTGATGTGATGGTTGACGGTCACAAGGTAAAGGCTTTGGATATAATCCTAGAAAATGGCATTCTACGGGCTTTTTACGGTTATTATATAGGTATGTATCCGGATAACTCGATACAGGTGTTTAGACCTGAGGATTTTCATTCATTATATACCTTAAAAATATGAATATAGCGATAGGAATAGATCCGGGTATAGATACCGGAGGATTGTCCATGATTCCAGAAAATGGCGAGGTTAAGGTAATTATGACTCCAAGGATATCGGTTAAGGGGGATATAGATCTTAGGGCTATATCAAGCTTCTTCCTAGATGCCGCAGATAAAATCCAAGAAGGAGGTGGGGGGACGCTGGCGATCGCCGTCGAGGACGTCCACAGCATCCACAACAGCTCGGCCGCCAGCAACTTCACCTTTGGCGGGAGACGCCGGGAACCGAACGCCCTATTCGCTATGATGGTGGAGATGATGGAGCGATACGGATCTCACCCGGATGTTAGGTTCATGTTCGAGGAGGTGCAACCAAAGACCTGGCAGAAGGAGCTTCATACGACAGCCGATCGGGTGTATACGGCGGCTAAGCTGGACACGAAGGCTACCTCCATCCGATGCGCCATGCGCCTTTTCCCTTTGGTCTCTTTCGTGAAACCATGGTCAGGAAAAGGAATACAACCTACTAAGATACAAGACGGAATGTGTGACGCTACGCTTATAGCCGAGTATATTAGACGTAAGTTTAAATTATTTTAATACTATTAAGTATTTATTATATTTGTATTAATATAATTATGATTACATTTGCAATGTCATGTAAAAGTTGTTTATTATGTTGATAAAGTGCTTGTCGAAGTCATTAAATGAGAAGTTGGGTAAACTGGATACGGTGGTTAAGAACGCCGGTTCCAACTCCCTTTATAAGGATCTTAAGATAGATGTTGTCAATAATCTGGCTTATATCACTTCCGTAAATGCCAAGGTATGTGTTATAGAGCGATTGAAGGTCGAGGCTGACTCTAACTTCTCTTTCTTGGTAGAGGCAAGCTCTTTTATTAAGTTCATGAAAAAACAGAAGAATTGCAAGATTACGATACTGCTTTCAGATAAAAAAGATCAGATAACGATCTGCTATGCTTCTGGTGAGTATAGTTGTCCGGCTTTTGATATCAATACATTCCCGCAGGTACATAAGATACTTGATGGAGGAATTAAGGTTAAGATGAGCGATTATGTTTCGGTTCTTAACAAAGCCAGCGATTATACGGAGGTAGATGACTTTTATCCATGCATCGAGAATGTGGTCATTGATATTGATGAGATTAATATTAATATAGTAAGTACGGATAGAAATACTATTTACAGGTATTTTGTCCCTAATCAGGATAAGGTAGAGAAGATGTTTATCCCGGTATCGAACGAATCCGCGATATTGCTTGATAAGCATATCAATAAGTCATCGGATATGTTGTCTATAAAAGTGGACGATACTAAGACTTATTTCTCTACGCCTGATATGGATATGTATGAGACCCATTTTGAGGGTAATTATCCAAATTGGAGGTTCGTGGACGAGCATTTTGTCAAAACAAGTACCTATGTCTTTGATAAGGATCTACTCGTCCAAGCCCTCCAAAACAATCTTAAGGTAAATGAGTTCGATCATTGCAAGTTGATATTTACCGATAAAGGATGCGGTATTATGTCAGAGAGCCCGTCTTCAGGTAAATCATGTAAGGAAAGACTTACCCCTTTGTCTCATTATGGTGAAGATATTGTATGCAACGTGTTATGTGGAAGATATCTGGGTATCATAAAAAGCATACCGTGGAATAGGATAGTTATCGAGCATGATCATAAATCTCATTTCAACAAGATTTATGGGGAGGATAATAAGAACGAGTATTTCTTGTCATCATCAATTATTGTTTAACGTTTAAATATATATAATATGGGAGTTCGTGAAAATTCATTATCGTTTAATACACAATACTTTAATATAAGTGGAGGTGGTGTATTATATCAATCGTCAAGAGATCCTAAGGAAGGTTTCGAGGAACATATAAATGAGAAGACAGGAGCCGTATCATACTGGAGGGTTTTCTGGAATGGTATAGAAGGATATCTTTCCGATATTTTTGTATTAGAGCAGGAGATGAATGGCGCTAAGACAAATTTCTTATTTATAAAAATAAGCGACGAGGAAGGTAATTATGTTATAAAAGTTCCGTTGATGACCTCAAGAGGCGGGATTAACAGCTATGTCAAGTCTCTTGTAAGATACTTGCCTAATATCGACCTGAAACGGAAGATTGTTATCAATCCTGCGCATACTAAAAAGGGAGAACAATATGCTCCCGGTAATTTCTTTATCTCATACGCTAGGGAGACTCCAGACGGAAATGATGAGCTTATCCAGCAATATTATAAGAATGGTCAGAATGGATGGCCTGACAGGGTTGAGAGCACGGATATTATGGGTAACAAGAAGTTTGATTATACCGCCCAAGACGCTTTCGCCTATCAGGTACTTAATAAGTATATTCAAAGCATTAAAACAGATGGTGTAAAACCTGCTCAGTCGGCAAGCCAAAACAACGCTGGTGAGGCTATAACGCAAACGCCCCCACCGTCATACGCTACGCAGGCTCCATCGCAAACACCTCCTCCATCATACCAGCAGGCCCCGCAGCAAGCGCAAGCCTCTTTGTTTGGAGGTCAACAACAACCTCCTCAATATCCTCCTTTTGGAGACGACAGTGATCTTCCATTTTAATTAACTAATTAAAAATCAGAAAGTTAATGGAGAGTAATTTTAATATATCTACTAAAGTGAACCGTGTCTCGATGCCTACCCAAAATAAGGTAGATACGGTTATGAAGAACTTAGGGCATCGACCTTGTGTAGCGTATTCCGAGGAAAAGGATATGTATTATAAGGATGGAGAATGGGTAGCGTCAGATCTTGACGCTACTATCTTACCTCTTAGGGAGATGTTCGAAAAGACATCTGATTTGAAGTTAGGATTGAAGATCGTTTATTTAATAATAAAATTATAGTATGGCTACTATTGAAGATATCAAAAAACTTCTGGAGAGTAAGTCATTTACATCAGCCAGAGATCTTGACGAATTTGAGGAAAAGCCGGATGATAAGCTTGATGAGGTTCACATGAATTGCGATCCAATGGTGGGGATAGTTGAGAAAGATGGTAAAATTTTTCTTAACTCTTTAAAATTCTCTAAGGCATGGAACTCATTGGGAAAGGATATTCCTATCAAGCAAGGTAATGCCTTCCCGTTGGGTCAAGGTGATGTTCTTGATATAGATACAGGTGTATCGGCGTTGTTCCCGGATGATACTGTCGGGATGGTTATGATGCTGCCATCGTTCACCAACGATACAGGCCTCACTTTGGTAGGATCACCGTTCGTTTTCTCCAACAACGAGAATATTACGATCAGAGTCACTAATGTCCGCAAGGATATAGCTATAGTAGAGAAAGATAAGCATATAGCTGAGTTAATTATAGTCGGCAAGATAAAGGCCGATATTCGTAGAACTTATAAAAGTGTTGAGGATGTTCGGATTGAAGATAGTAAAGAGTAGTTATATAAATACTCTAAAACAGGATCTTGATGAAGCTATTAGCTATTCAAGTAGATTAAAAAGAAATTATGAGGATGCTCGTAGTAAGATAACGGAATTGGAGGAAAAAGAAAGATATCTTAATACGCTTGTGGATTCTCTTGATATGGATATAGAATCAAAGGATTCTCATATCGTTAAGATGGGGAATGAGCTTAGTAAATCAAGAGATCTATATAATGAGTCGGTAAAAGAGAAAGAGACTCTTAAACGGGCTTATATGGATATAGAGAAGAAACATAAACTATCATCTAAATTACTCGATGAGGCTAGAAGAAGGTACAAGGAAATAGAGGAGCAAAATAAAGCTATGTCAGATCGTATCCAGTATCTGGAGAATCATATTGATCCAGAGGCTTTAGATAACGATGTTTCTGATGGGGTTGTTGTTGATGAGGATAAGATGGATCCTAATTCCGGTCATATCGATATACCTGAAAATAATATCTCTGAGGTTACTGGTACCGATGCCGGCAATGACGTAAATGTCGAGAATAAAACTGAGGAGAAGAAGAAATCTAAGAAACGTAAAAAGACTAAGAAAAATGAATAAGATCTTGTTTTTCTTGTTAACGTTATTTACCTTAGCGGCTGTCGGATGTAGTACATCTAGAACCTATTATACGGAGTACGATACTACTGATATATCTTATGTGGTGGATTCCATAGTATCTTCCGGAACCGTGATGGGCCAATGGAAGGAGTGGAAGTTTACGCTGGATGACGGCCGGGTCGATAACTTTGGTTTCACCGCCCTGTACGACGCCAAGGGAAAAGCTAGAGGGTCAATACAGGTTAGGCAAAGATCCGATACGTTTAATATCAAGATAATAGACTATCATAAAAAAGATAAAAAATGAGTTACGGACTAGGTTACATACCATCACCAGCGGATGATAGGGACGCTATCATGAATATGCAACATGAGGCTGTTCCTGATGAGTATAAGATCAATAATGTCGATAGCGTAGTGGATCAAGGTTCTTCCCCTATTTGCGCCGCTGTAAGCTTAGCTGAGATACTTAATTGGAGAAAGAGTATAAGGGCTATTAAAAGACCGGCTAAGATCTCTCCTTACGATATATATGATCTGAGAGAGGATAAGGATCAGGATGGTATGGTTCTTCGTGACGCTATCAAGTCTATCAAAAACGTAGGCGTAGATGGGGAGAAAATAAACAGTTACGCTAGGATCATAGATCCGGTATCGGCTAAGGTGGCGTTGATGCTGAATGGGCCTCTGGTTATAGGTCTGTATTGCTATAATTATGGTAATCGATTCTGGCAAGGCCAAGGACAGAACTTGGGAGGTCATGCCGTTATCCTCACCGGCTGGGACAAGGCCGGCTTCGTCCTACAGAACAGTTGGGGGACGGGATGGGGTAGGTCTGGTGTAGAGACGTTCCCGTTCGATGATTGGTGCTATATGCTAGAATGTTGGACAATAGTTTCATGATATTACTATATAAACTTCGAGAAATTTCTATCCATATCCTCTTGTGAAAGCCGATGTGGATATATTTTAATTAACTTATATTATAAAATAACTAAATACAATGAGTAGATTTCTAGTTGGAATTTACTTTGTTGAAAACAATAATGGATTTAATGTGTTAAATCATATAGATGGTAATAAGTTAAATAATAGATATGATAATCTTGAATGGTGTGATCAGGTTCATAATATGAAAGAAGCGTCAAGAATGGGGCTTCTTAAAATAAAAAGAGGAGCTGAATCTAATTTATATAGTGGGAAATTAAATATTGATATATCAAATATGATAAGAAGTATAAGAAGTAATGAAAAGTTATCTTATGATAAGATCGCTAAAATGTTTGATGTATCAAAAGCAACTATAATAAATATATGCAAAAATAGAATATATACATAAAACCATCCTGGCGTATCCCCTCAAGCTTATACCTTGTAGAAAGGGTAGTTGGTCGCACGTGGGTTCAAGCCCCTCCGCCAGGACTACGTTGTTTTTTTTGGGGAAAAACTAGCATAGAGTTTTGTCATTAGGTTTTTTAAAGTTTAGATGTTTTTAGTACCCTTGTCCGTGAGGATCAGGGTATATGCCCCAATAGCTCAAGAGGAAAGTAGCACATCTCCCCTAAAGATGGGATCCACGTTCGAGTCGTGGTTGGGGTACATGGTGTTTTCTTAAACATATTCCTGTAGGTCGGTAATTAATAACCTCAAATAATATATAAGGTGTTGAAATTCATTTAATATTTTATATATATCTATATAGGATCAGGTTATTAGCTTAAGTCTTGAAATAAAGACTACGTTATTGGAGAATATATAGTTACCTACGGATGTTTATCCAAGTCCGTAGCTCTAAGGTAGGTGATTAAACAGGGATTGTATTTGGGTTCCAGTGTTGCCTATATAAACCTTCAATAACATTGGCGATGGGTACTAACAGGGTTTTGCCCTGACTTATGTTGAATAAACATTGAATTAGTTTGTAAAATGGTGTATGTACAGGACATAGATGGAAAACCGATGATGCCGACGACAAGGCATGGAAAGGTTAGGCGATTGCTAAAAGACAACAAAGCGGTCGTTGTAAACACATGTCCTTTTACCATCAAATTAACGTACAAGACATCCGATTACAAACAAGAGATTGTGTTAGGCGTCGACTCGGGAACCAAGCATGTTGGTTTGTCAGCTACGACGAAAAGCAAGGAGCTTTACGCAAGTGAGGTTATTCTAAGGAGTGATGTTGTTGATCTTCTATCAACAAGAAGGGGATTAAGGAGGACTAGAAGAAGCAGGCTTAGGTATAGAAAGCAAAGATTCAATAATAGGGTAAAATCCAAGAAGGATGGATGGATTGCTCCATCTGTCCGCCATAAGATTGATTCTCATATTAGAATTATCAGTTTTGTATATTCTATACTACCTGTCTCAAAATTGATTGTTGAGGTAGCCCAATTTGATACTCAAAAGATCAAGAATCCAGAGATATCAGGTAAAGAGTATCAGGAAGGTGAGCAATTAGGATTTTGGAATGTTAGGGAGTATGTCTTAGCAAGAGACGGGCATAAATGCCAGCATTGTAAGGGTAAGTCAAAAGATCCTATCCTTAATATCCATCATATTGAGTCAAGGAAGATAGGAGGAGATTCACCATCCAATTTAATTACTCTTTGTGAGACTTGTCATAAGGAATTTCATAAAGGAAATATCAAATTGAAAGTAAGCAGAGGCAAGTCACTTCGTGACGCAGCCGTCATGGGAATCATGAAATGGAAGTTGTACGAGGAGTTAAAATCCAGATACGATAACGTTTCGATGACGTTCGGATACATAACAAAATATAATCGTATAAACCATGGAATTGAAAAATCCCATGTATCCGACGCTTTTGTGATTTCAAGGAATTTTAATTCATGTAGGCTTGGATATTATTACAAACGTAAATTAGTTCGTCGCCATAACCGTCAGATTCATAAGATGAAAATATTGAAAGGAGGAATTAGAAAGCGAAACCAGGCTCCTTTTAAAGTTTTTGGATTTAGGTTATTTGATAAAGTGATGTTTCAAGGAGAAGAGCATTTTATTTACGCAAGAAGGCTTTCTGGGCAATTTAATATTCGGGATATTAATGGAGAGAATAAGAAAGATGTATCTTGCAAGAAATTAAAATATGTCAGCCATGGCTTGGTATCTGTTAAAACGAATTTATTTTTATCACAATGAATATTGTATTTAATAAATCGCTCATATATGAATGAGCGATAATAAATGTATAAAATATATTTATACAAAATTTAATAATTTAATCATATGGATATAAATCAAATAAAAAAGTATCTACCAGCAGGATGGGATGTGGTTGATCTAATAGATCACGGCATAATCGATCTTGATATCATGAATGGGAAGATGATTGGTGAGTATGTGGCTGTGTTGATGATAAAGTCTTATGATAAGATTACTGAATCACATAACTTAACTACTTTCTCGTTCCATGATAAGGATATGGGTGGATTACGGAGATTGGTATCGAACGCTATAATGGCGGTTGGGTTAAGGAATAATCCTCTGACAGGAGATGGGAACACGGCAATCAAATAAAGGTGCTGAATACACTGAAAGAGGGATATTGGATATCCTTAACAGACAGTTCTTGGTATCTCCTAGATGGATTATAAACAACTTGTATGTCTATAACTGGGAGTCTGATTATCTGGCTATAACCAGATCCATGTACGCTTATGAGGTTGAGGTGAAGATCTCGTTGGCTGACTATAACAAGGATTTCGAGAAGGAGGGTAAGCACCAAGTAATGCAAGGCTGGTTCGAGACGCGAAAGCAAGCCCTGTACGAGACCGGTGACTGGGTCAGGTACGGCCGCCCCAATTACTTCTACTACTGCGTTCCGGATGGGTTGGTTGATCCTAAGGACATACCTCCTTACGCCGGGCTTGCTTATGTTTGTGGCAGGAATTTGAGAAAGATCAAGGACGCACCTATCCTGCATCGTGATAAATTTGACCCCGAAGCTTATAAGATGGCAGATAAATTCTACTACAATTGGTGGAACGAGAGACGTAAGGCCAGACAGATAGAAGGGAAGGATATGAAAGATGAGTTCAGGAAGAGCATGAAAAAGGTGAAGGAGAAGATAACCGTCGATGCCAAGATCAAGGCGATGGAGGCGTTCTGGAGCGTCTGCGATTATGCCTACTGGCCGTACGGGGGAAGAGGGGTGCCCGGAATGAGACCCAACTGTTCCGCTTGTGGCGAGGAATGTAAATTACAATGTCCGAAAGGGAAAGAATTTAAAAACAAGATAAAATGAGCAAGATTAAAGATGTATTGGCAAGAGCCATTTCATTATCCTCAGAGCAACCCATGAGCTATAAAGAGGTAGTTGAGTTACTTGATGATATAGATACGTGTAAGGTCAAGATATGGCTGGAAGAAGGAGCTATATTGCCTAAGTACGCCCATAAGGAGGACGCTTGCATGGATCTGTTCGTCAAGGATGTAGAACTTGACGGAGGCAGGACCATATATCATACCGGTGTACATGTAGCATTGCCGGAGGATTATGAGATGGAAATACGCCCTCGTAGTAGCATCACCAAAACAAAGTCTGTTATCCAAAACGCCCCGGGAACCGTTGACGAAGGATATAGAGGCGAGATTATGGTAGTATGTAGACGTGTGGATTGTTATGATGATCCTTCTTATTCGGTTGGGGACAAGGTAGCTCAATTGCTTATCCGTAGGAGGGAACGTATCGTATGGGATCAGGTGAAGTCGTTGGATGACCTCGGATATACCGATAGAGGCGATGGTGGATTCGGAAGCACGGGGAGGTGATCATGAGCGGAAGGGTTAAGATAAAGATCAAGGATAAGAAACCTAAGATCGATGTATTTAAGGTGATAGAGAACCGGTTTAATAACATGAACGAGCTTCGGGATCTGATCGACATGGATCCAAGGAAAGGGCTGGTCAGGATCCGGGACGGGGCCGGCTTTAGGGAGGTGGAGCGGGGCGGATGCCTGCACCGGAACTACCTTAACCTGTTGGAGGAAGAGCTGGGCGCTAAATTATCCATAGATCTTATAGAAAGGTATATCAAAAGATAATAATATATTAAATCGTAAAATTATGAATAGATATGTAAAGAAACCAATTGCGATAGAAGCCGTAAAATGGAAAGGCTTTAATAATGATGAGATCAAGGATTTCGCTGGTGATAGCGTTAAAATAGAAGTTATTAGGGAAGGTGACGCTGATAATGGTATACCTCCTTCTGTTGATTGTAGTATAGAAACCCTTGAAGGTGTTATGAAAGCCAATGTAGGTGATTACATCATCAAGGGAGTAAACGGGGAGTTTTATCCTTGCAAGCAGGACATTTTTGAGAAAACATATTTACATGAAGATGATATGATGAGTAATATATCCGATGGGTATCATACATTTAACGAACTATATAGATATCGAATGCTTTACAATGCCGCTTTCTTCAATGAGCTTGCTAAGAAAGGCGATATAAAGATCTGTAAATCACATAAGCATTATGATGGAGAGGAATGCTTCGGCGGATTGTGGTTTATCGTAATGGCAGAACTGCCAACGGGACAGATATCCAATCATTATGAGAACCGGTATTGGGAGTTGTTTAATATCCCTGAACTTGATACGGCATGGGAATGGGATGGACATACGCCTAAAGAGGTCGCTGATAGAATAGAATCGTATTTGAAGTCGAATTGAGATTAATATCTGCCCTAGGAATTACTTAGGGCAGGTTCGTTTTATACACCGATGTGTCTACCACGATCTGGCTATCCATATCCCCAATCAACTCAATGATCTCATCCCTTATATCATAAGAAAGCAAGATCGGTATTATGGTTAACATAAAAGACAATATTATCCCTGATCCTATTATAATAGTAATATCATCACACTCTATATCTAACATCGGCATGACAAACATCAACCCGGCCGTGAATATCATCACGAATAACGCTGATATCTCATTTATCATATCCCGCTCCATCGTATCCTTAATCATATCTCCTCAACTTTAGTATGGTTTATTATCCTACTGATATGACGGATGCTTAATCCAGTCCTGTCCTTTATCTTGCCATATACGTAGTTCCTTGACACGACAGTAGCCAAATCACCTAGCTCGTCCAGTATCTCGTCATACATCCTATGGATCTCGTTGTTGCGGATAACCGTACTGTCCCTTACATATATCTTCTCAACGTCGTCGTCGCAGAAGAAGATCTTAAGCTTATGAAATATGTATCTAAACATAATTATAGTTTTGTCCCAAAGATATGAAATTTTGAGGATAAAACCAGAAGGAAGCCAAAAATAACGGGAGGCGGAGGGAGGACGGGGGATGCCCGGAAGGATGGGAGCCAGCCCGTTCCCTTGGATTCAGCGACATGATCTGAGAATAAATCATATATTTGTATGTACAAAATGCATAATAATATGATATTAAATAAAATTAACTCAATGGGGGGGTATTTTTCGTCCCCCATAAAAATTTATCAGTATGCTTAGAAGAAGATTTCATTCATCAGGAATACATCCGTCTAACGCCAGCAATGGAGTATATGGAGTTGCTGAAAATCTAAAGTTACTTCCACCTAATAAGGTGGATGCCGAATGTATTGGAGTTGCTTTGATACATAAAGAACATAGGATTATGATAGAAAAAAACGAGAGTAAAAATCCTAGTTATAAACAGGCAACAGAAGGTATGTTGGCCAGTGACAACTTTGTATGGGGAGAATATTTGGTGGATCAATATGAGATCCCTAATTATGATACTATTGATTACGATTACCCTGGCCTTACTAGCGCGTATCTTATGAGTAATTCCGGGGTATATAATGGTCAGCCACATATACCAAATGACATATCTCAATGGACCGGAGTGATGTCCGATTGGAATGGTAAATCTAATTCAGAGGTATTAAAAAAGATTGGAGCCACAGAACAAGGATCTTATGCTATCTCAGGCAATCTTCTTAATGGATTCATAAATAGTAGCGACGCCCTTGGATTCTATGACTGGTATATCCCCTCTTGTCCGCAAATGTCATTGATATATATGAGGATGGTTGATATAAATGATATATTGTATCTTATTGGAGGTAAGATGTTCCAAGCCTCAACTGAGGCGTATATGACAAGCTCTGAATGTAATGATAGAAATTATTGGTCGGTTTCAGGCTACGGTCAAGTAGGCGTATCGGATAAAAGAAATCCTAAAAGAATTAGACTGATACGAGATCTATAATATTAAGGTAGTGGTAGTGCCACTACCTATCTAATTATCCCATAAAGATATATACCAAGGGAAGTAGCCGGCGGAAGACCCGATGGGTAGGCTCGGAGGGATGAAGGGAGGCCTCCTTCCATTTGGTACTACATCCTCATCACAAGCTATCATTAGGTGCTACAATTACTATACCTACTCTATAGGTGTTATTGTAAATGCCAGTTCCAACGGCAACAGATTGGCATCCCTCACAGGCATTGGCTGTTATACAATGATCACTTGTTATAAGATGACATTGCCAAGTTATACGATTGTTACTTGTAATCTGATTATAAAATTCAGACATGTAAGTGAAATTGATGATCTCCTCAGGATCGGTTATCTCCGTTATAGGAGTAAATTTAGTTATCCTATTCCCGTATAACTCCGTATCAGCTAAATCACAATGCATACCAGAATTATATAGATACGTGAGAGTCCCTTTTGAAACACCTCCAGTTGTGCCTAATAAAACGTTGTACTCATATTGTTGATCCTTTGAAACTATCTGTCCACCTATTCTTATAACTTCTATCTTCTTGTTGCGATATATATCAAGATAAGATCCGTTAAAATCAGATTGATATGTATCTCCATCAATATATATATCTACAGGATTAGGACACATGCTCTTGTCTATATTAATACGGTAGTGGATCTTACCGGAAGAAGAAGTCCTGCGCCTAAACATACCCCCTCCTTATCTGAGGGTTAAAATACCCCCCCCCCCCACGAAGTTATATGTAATATATTGATACATGATTAAATAATTTAAGTTACGTACAAATATAATAAATTATATTAGATGGGGGAGGGAAGATACCAAGGAAGGGTGGCTGGCGTCATACCCGCCGGGAAGGCTATAAGGGATGGGAGCCAGCCCCGTTCTATTGGGTCAGTAGGGTGTATGATCACTCGATGTCACGTACAAATCGAACAGAAGAGGTTAGGCGCTTGTATCGGGTGAATGTGCGCCCATTGCTGAATAGTACGATCCATCCGGAGTTGGAGCTATGCTCTGAACTAGACCAATAATATCTGGTATCTAACGGCTGTCCACCAATAGCCAATAACGCGTTATTGACGCTAATCAAGTACATATATATCAATGAAAGCTGACCACATGATGGGATATACCAATCATCATATCCTTTAGCGTCAGCACTAGCTAAGAACGTATTAAGTACATGACCGGCTGTCGCATAGGAAGTATAAGAACCGCCACCAGTAGTCACCCCCTTTAATACATTGGAATTCGCTTTCCCATCCCAATCAGATAAAGCCCCATTCGTCCAGGAGCTAACATCATCCGGAAGATATGGAGTACCTTTGTATGAATCTTGCTCAGGTTTCAGGAAACCAAAATCATTGCTCCCGTCTACTTTGTCATAATTTGTAATGCCAATCTGATCCGTACCATATTCACCCCAATAAAAAGAGTAAGTCTTGTTAGAAGAATCGGGCAAACCGGACGTGGCTGTTTTGTAGCTTTGATTAGAATCTTCATTCTTCTCAATCATGATCTTATGATCATCATGTACAATAGCTACGGATATACATTGATAATCCGCCTTTGACAAAGGTATTAATCTACCATCCTGTTTAACGGCATAAACGCCATTATCAACAGGGGATTTATAACTTGAATAAAATCTCCTCCTTATCATAAGAATAAATTTTTACGGAGGATATAAATACCCCCCCCCCATCATGTATTTAACTTCTTTATTCATAATATATTATGTTTTAATTATATCGCAAA